ACGTGTGCTCTTCCGATCTATATGATGAACAGTCAATTCAATCTTTATCTCCATTAGAATTTACTAGACTTAGACCTGGTGTATATTGTGGTTCTACGGAATATGCAACTCAGCCAGTAATAGAGATAGTTTCTAATGCTATTGATGAATTTAAAGCTGGGCATGGAAATGTTATTAATGTTACTATTTATCCAGATAAAAGATGTAGTGTACAAGATTATGCTCAAGGTTTTATTATTAATAGTGTAAGAGAAGATGGAAAAACAATATTACAAGCAGCTTTTGATACTCTTAATACATCAGGTAAGTTTACTGAAGATGGAGTTTATGAAGGAACTGCTCTTGGCTTAAATGGAATAGGTTCAAAGTTAACAAACTTTTTAGCTCATTGGTTAGTAGTTAAAAGTTGTAGAGATGGTAAATTTGAAAAAATAACATTTAAAGAAGGAATTTTTGAAAATAGAGAAATAGGAACTACAACAGAACAAGGTACATATGTAGAATGGCTTCCAAGTGAAGAATTTTTTACTTCTAACGAAGTTGAGATTCCAAGAATTAAAGAATTATTCCACGTACTCGTTTGTTTATGTCCTGGTTTAACTATTAATCTTAAAACTCCAAAAGAAACAATTACATATTATTCAGAGAATGGATTAAATGATTTAGTAGATGATAAAGCCGGAGAATATGAATTAATTAACAATAGAATGTCAATGTCATTTGATGATGGTGGAAAGAATAAAATGGATATGGTAATAACATATACATCTAAATATTCATTAAATATGATTTCTTATGTTAATACCGGTGAGACAGATGCAGGTCCACATATCACTCAAATAAAGACTATTTTAACAAGAGAGTTTAATAAATTCTTCAAAGAAAAGAAATGGTTAAAATCTACAGATGCAAATTTCTCTGGTGATGATATACAAGAAGGATTATTAGTAGCTTTTAATATTACAGCACCTGGAATATCTTATGATGCTCAGACTAAGAGTAGAATTGTTAAAATTGATATGTCGCCTTTTAGTGCGGCAATAGTAGATAATTTGCAGTATTGGTTTGCGGCAAATGAAAAAGATATTAAAATGATTTTTGATAAAGCCAATAGTGCAAGAAAAGTAAGAGAAGCTGCTAAGAAAGCTAGGGACGCAGCAAGAGAAACAGAAAAGAAAAAGAAAGAAAAAGTAGTAAAATTTGATACTAAATTAGCAGATTGTAAAGGTAAGCCACGAAGTGAATGTGAAATCTATATCACTGAGGGAGATAGCGCATCTGGTAATTTAAAAACTGCAAGAGATAATAGTTTCCAAGCGGTTATGCCAGTAAGAGGTAAGATTATTAATACTCAAAAAGCTACACTTGCACAAATACAGAAAAATGCAGAAATTATGACTATGATTGATGCTTTTGGTTTAAGAATTGATCCTAAGTCTATGAAAGTTACATATGATAAAGAAGATTTGAGATATGGTAAAATTATAATTGCATCTGATGCAGACGTAGATGGCGCTCATATCAAAAATCTCTTTTATACATTTATTTGGAATTTCTGTCCACAGTTAATTGAAGATGGTTATGTATATGCTCTTATTGCTCCTTTATATCGTATTATTTTTTCAAATGGAGATTCTATTTATTTAAAGAACGATGCAGAATTAGATAAATGGAGAGCGGAATATAAGGGAAATAAGAAATATGAAGTTAAGCGTATGAAAGGTCTTGGAGAAATGGACCCCGATGAAACAGAGGCTACTTTAATAAATCCTGAACATAGAACAATAGTTCAAATAACTGTTGATGATATTCAAGCTACAAATATTTTATTTGAGCAACTAATGGGAACAGGCGTACAATGTAGAAAAACATTTATCAAAAATCATAGTCATGAAGCTATATATAATGCAGAATAAACAATTACACTCTTATCCATTTTGGGTAAGAGTGTTACAATTATTACTAAATATTTTCATATGTAATAGAATGAAAGGAGTAATATTATGTATGGAATAATTTATAAAGTAACTAATAATGTTAATCAAAAAGTCTATATAGGACAAACTACTACTTCTATTGAAGAAAGAATGTACCACCATATTTATAGAGCAGAAAAAGAGTTAAATATCACTCATACACATTTTATAAATGCAATAAGAAAATATGGTAAAGATTCTTTTTCATGGGAAGAAATAGATTCTGCTGATACAAGAGAAGAATTAAATGAAAAAGAAATTTATTGGATTCAATATTATAATAGCATAGAAAATGGATATAATATACAAGCTGGAGGTCAAAATTTTGATACTGATAAATTTGCTGCAGCCTATGGTAGTAAACCTTTTTATGCTTATAGAGTGAATGGAGAGTTTCTTGGAGAGTTTATAAATAAAAAAGCATTTGGCAGACAATATAAAGTTGGAGATACTCATATAGCTAATGTGCTTAATCATAAATATAATTCATGCAATGGTTATATTTTTATTTATAAAGAAGAATTTACTGAAGATATATTAAAAGAAAAAATATCAAAAGCAAAACAATCATTTAGGCCCATAATTGCTATAAATCTAAAAACATTTGAACAATTTGGACCTTATAATTCAATGAAAGAATGTAAAGAAGCATTGGGTTTAAAAAATAATCACATAGGTGAAGTATTAAGTGGCAAACGAAAATCTCAAGAAGGTTATACTTTTAAGTTTGCTGATTGCGTAGAACCAGTCCAATGAATCATTGAACGTGGTCGCCGCAAATTATTGATTATATAACAAAAATATGTTATAATATATATTATAAAAAAATAAAGGAGATAAATATGCACAATGATATATATCAAGAATTAAGTGTAAATTTTATAGAATATGCGGTAGCCGTTAATACAGATAGAGCAATTCCGGATGCAAAATCAGGACTTAAACCGGTAGCAAAAAGAATTTTATATGATATGTATGTAAATGGTTTTGCATCTAATAAGCCTCATGTAAAATGTGCTAGAACTGTTGGAGATACAATGGGTAAATTTCATCCTCATGGTGATAGCTCTATATATGGTGCATTAGTAAGATTATCTCAACCTTGGGTATTGAGATATCCGCTTATTGATTTTCATGGAAATCAAGGTTCAATTAATGGAGATGGTCCTGCTTCGATGAGATATACAGAAGCTCGTTTAAGTAAGATTGCAGAAGAAGGTTTATTAAATGGTTTAAAGAAAAAAAATGTTGACTTTATTCCTAACTATGATGAAACAGAAGAAGAGCCAGTAACTTTACCAGCTATTTTCCCTAATTTACTTTGCAATCCAAATACAGGAATTGGTGTTGCAATGGCTTGTAATTGGTTACCACATAATTTAAGAGAAGTTGCACAAGCTATTTATGATTATATGGATGGAAAAGAAGTGACTCTTCCAGGTCCAGATTTTCCAACAGGCGGACTCATTATTAATAGTAAAGATATTCCAAAGATTATGGCAACAGGACATGGGTCAGTTAAAGTTAGGGCTAGATATGAAGTAAAGAAGAATAATCTTATCTTTTATGAAATTCCATATGGAACAATAGTAGAGAATATTTTAGCTGAAATAGGAGAAGTTTGTGAAGCTAAAGAAATAGAAGGTATTGTAGAAGCAAGAGACGAAACTAATAATAAAGGTGTTCGTATCGTAATAGAGTGTAAGAAGGATGTTAATCCGGATGCAATTGCACAAAAACTTTATGCAAAAACAAATCTTCAAACTTCAATTTCATATAATCAAGTTGCGCTTATTAATAAAACTCCAACAGAAATGAATTTAATGGATTGTATTAAGGTTTATATAGACCATAATATTGATTGTTTAAAGAAAGAATTAGCTTGTGAATTAGAAAAAGCAAAAGCAAGACTTCATATCGTAGAAGGTTTATTAATCGCACTTGAAGATATTGATAATGTAATTGCATTAATTAAAAAGTCAGAAAGTTCAAATGCTGCAAAAGAAGCGTTAATAAAGAAATATAACTTATCTGATATTCAAGCAAAATCTATTCTTGCAATGAGATTATCTTCTCTTGCTAAGTTAGAGAAATTAGAACTTGAAAATGAGAAAAAGGAATTAATTGATAAAATTGCTGATATTGAAGATATACTTATCAAAACAGAAAGACAGTTAAGTATTATTAGAGAAAGACTTGAAGCAATAGTAAAGAAATTCGGCGATGATAGAAAAACTGAACTTACTCATATTGATATTAAGCCAGAAGAAAAAGAGATTGCTCAAGTAATACCAGAAGACTGTGTAGTTATTATTACAGGTGCAGGCAACATTAAACGAATTCCTAAGAAATCTTTTAAAACTCAAAGAAGAAATGGTAAAGGCATTAAAACTGATGACGATGCCATTCTTGAAGCAATAGATACCAATACTATTGATACAATGATGTTTTTTACAAACTTAGGTAAAATGTATAGATTAGTTGTAGATAATATACCTGAAACAACAAATGCGGGAAGAGGAATTCCAGTAAGTAGCTTAGTTAATTTTGATAAAAACGAAATTATGATTGCCGCAACATCTTTACATAGACATAGTACAGCAAAATATGTTGTATTTATTACAAAGCAAGGTATTATAAAGAAAACTTTGCTTGATGAATATACTAAGGTAAAGAGAAGTACAGGTATTCAAGCTATTAAATTAAAAGAAGGAGATTCAATAGCAACAGTAACTTTCTTAAATGAAGAAGAGTTAATCTTGATAAGTAAAAACGGTATGTCTATTCATTTTGCAACAGAGGATATCTCTCCAATAGGAAGAGTAGCAACAGGAGTAAAAAGTATTAAATTAGATGAAGAAGATTATGTATTAACTGCGTTACCAGTACACAAAGAGACAGATACAGTTGCATTATTTACTTCAGGCGGATATGGTAAAAAGGTTCCTATTAAAGAATTTCCAATTCAAGGTAGAGTTGGTAAAGGAGTTTACTGTTATAAACTAGATAAAACAGTTGGAAACATTGTAGGCGCCGCGATGGTAAGTGATGAAGATAATATTTTAATTATGGGTAGACCTAATTCAATATGTGTATCTGCAAAAGAGATTCCTTTAATAGGACGAACTGGTCAAGGCAATATTATGATAAAAGGTTCAACTGTTATTAAAACAGTTAAACTATAATTAATAGGAGAGATTTATTCTCTCCTATTTGATTTTATTAAAAAAATTTATTATAATATATATAAGATAAGAATAAAAAAGAAAATTTTAGAAAGGAGTTAAAATAAATGAAGACACCTTCTCAAAAACAAATTGATTTAGCTGATAAAATTGCTACTATATTAAATTTAGATTTTCCAAAAGGAGATTATGAATTTTCTGCTTATTCATATTGGAAATTTATAAATGATAATATTAATGAATATATTGAAGTTTCAAATGAAGCAAAAGCAATGAATATTTTTGATGACGATATATTTTGGGGATATGATTTAGGTTTGTGGGAATTTTAGGAGAATTAAAAATGAAAAAATGGATAAAAGAAATTGAGGTGTATAATAATATGAGAGAGTTAATTGATTGGCTCAATGCAAGAACCAAAGAATATGATGAAGGTAATCTAACTGTATCCGATAGAGAATGGGATAATAAATTTTTTGAACTTGTAAAAATGGAAGAGGAATTAGGTTTTGCAGAACAAGATAGTCCAACTCAAAGAGTAAATTGGGATATAGTATCAGGATTGCAAAAAATTACTCATAATCATCCTATGTTATCTCTTAATAAAACAAAAGATATTAAAGAAGTTAAAAATTTTGTAGGTGATAAAGATTTTATTGCTATGACCAAATTAGATGGATTAACTTGTTCTTTAACATATGTTGATGGTCATTTAATAAGTGCGGAAACTAGAGGTAATGGAGAAATAGGAGAAGATATTACGCATAATGCAAAAGTAAATGCTTCAATTCCATTACATATTTCTTATAGAGATAAATTAGTAGTAGATGGAGAAATTATTTGTGATAAAAAGTCATTTTTTTCTTTTGATGAAAAAAATGGAGGTAGTTATAAAAATCCTAGAAACTTTGCGTCTGGAAAAATAAGAGCTTTAAATTCTGCGGATAGTGAACCTTTATCTTTATCTTTTGTTGCATGGGATGTAATTGAAGGTTTTGAAGATTGTAAGACTTTAAGTCATAAATTAACTAAACTATTGGATTATGGATTTTTAGTTACTCCATTTACAATTATTAACTCAGTAGAGGATAGAATATCTTTTATACAAAAGGCTGCAGAAGATAATGGTTATCCTATTGACGGTGTTGTGTTTAAATTTAATGATATTGAATATTATCAATCTTTAGGTAGAACTGAACATCACTTTAAAGGCGGAATTGCGTATAAATTTTATGATGAAGAATATAAAACAGAATTGTTGAATATTGAATGGTCAATGGGAAGAACTGGAGTATTAACACCAGTTGCAATATTTGATCCTATTGATATAGATGGAACTTTAGTAGAAAGAGCCTCATTACACAATTTAAGTATTTTAAGAAATACTTTAGGTTTATATCCGGAAATGAATCAAAAAATTTGGGTATATAAAGCAAATCAGATTATTCCTCAAATAGCTAAATCTGAAAAAAATGATACTCCTCATGACCACATTCTTAATAATAATGGTATGAATTTATTATGTCCAATTTGCGGACAGTTGACAGAAATAAAAAATAATGATAATATATTAACTGTTCATTGTGTTAATCCTGATTGCGATGGAAAGTTGGTAAATAAAATAAATCATTTTGTTGGTAAAAAAGGATTAGATGTAAAAGGTCTTTCTAAAATGACTTTAGAGAAACTAATTAATTGGGGATGGATTAATAATATTCAAGATATTTTTGAATTGAAAAATTGCAGAGAAGAATGGATAAAAAAACCTGGATTTGGAGTAAAATCTGTTGATAATATTTTGGCGGCAATTGAAGGTGCTCGCCATACAACTCTTGATAAATTTATAGCATCCTTAGGTATTCCTCTGATAGGCACGACTGCCGCAAAATCATTAGCAAAAATATTTGATGATTATGAAGAATTTAGAAGTTATGTTGATGCTGATGATGTTTCATTTGAAGAGTTTGAGAATTTTGGTTATGAAATGAATTTAGCATTAAAAAGATATGATTATTCATTGGCAGATGAAATGATTAAAACAGGTATAATCACGATTGCTTCATTCATCAAAGAAGAAAAATCTAATGGTTTAAATGGATTAACTTTTGTTATTACTGGAAAGTTATCTCGAAAAAGAGATGATATTAAGGCGGATATTGAGGCTAAAGGTGGAAAAGTAACAGGCTCAGTTAGTAGTAAAACAAGTTATCTTGTATGTAATGATAAAAATAGTAATACTGGAAAATCTAAAGATGCAAAAGCTCTTGGTATTCCTATTATTACAGAAGAGGAGTTAAATCAACTTGGCTAAACAAGATAAGAATAAAGGTTTAAATATTCTTGCTCAAAAGATTGCAAAACTTGAAAAAGAAATAACTTTGGGCAATGATATTAAAATTAATGAAGAGAAAATTCAAAATTATATGTGTTCCCTCTCTCAAGAAGATTTACTTTATGTTGTGAATAGAATAGAGGATAAACACTTAATAAAATAAATTGACTTTTATAAAAATTTTTGTTATAATATAAACATAATAAATAATAAAGAAATCATTTAAGCGGTTTCTTGTTATAAATAAAAACTAAAAGAATAAAAAGGAGAATTTAAAATGGCAGCAATGAAGGAAAACACAAAGGCAATTTTTATGTATCTTAAGGAGCACAATGGAGAGCAGATTACAGCTCAGGAAATCGCAGATGCTTTGGGACTTGGTGTTAAGTCAGTTATTGGTTCAGTTAACTCATTCGTTAAGAAGGAGTGGGCAGTAAGAAGCGAACCAGTTAAGGTTGAAATTAATGGTGAGAAGAAGGATGTTAAGTTCATTTCTCTTACTGATGCAGGTCTTGCAGTTGACCCAGACGCTGAGTAATTGTCGTTAAATAATTTAGGGTTAGTATAAATATACTAACCCATTTTTTTCATAAGGAGATAAAAGAATTGATAATATGTATTATATTAGCAGTTATTGGAATTATCACTTTTATCTTTGGTTATTATTCAATTCACAATACTAAAATCATTAATCAAAATATTAAAGATGAAAATTTAAGAATTGAAAATGAAAACATCCAATTACTATCTCAAAAATCTGATTTAGAAAAAGATTTAGATGTAATTAATAGATTATTAGATGATAAAAGTAATCAACTTCAAAAAGAAAATCAAAAGTTAAAAGATTTGAAAGAAAGCGTTGATACTGTTTATAAAGATAAACAAGAAATGTCACAAAAAGCTTTTGAGAATTTTTGTAGTATTCTTGATAAAAATTACGAAGAAAAAAGTGATAGTTATAGCAAACTTATTTTAAATCTTGATGAAGCATATCAAAATCAACAAGATAATATTTTACAAGATTTAGATAAATTAAAAACAGAATTAGAAGATATTAAAAAGCAAAGAACTGCAATTCTAGAAGCACAAATTCGAGAAAAAGAAATAAAAGAACAAAAAGAGTTTTATTGTTTACCTATTTCAGTAGCAGATAGAAATGATATTCAGGTTTTAGAAAGAGTAAAAACTCAATTAAATAAACCAAGAATATTAAGTATGCTAATATGGTCTACTTTTTTTCAAAAGCCTATGACTACATTATGTAATAATGTTTTAGGAACATCTACAATATGTGGTATTTATAAGATTACAAATCAAATTGATAATAAATGCTATATTGGTCAAAGCGTTAATGTTTCACAAAGATGGAAAGACCATGCAAAATGCGGTCTTGGCATTGACACTCCCGTAGGAAATAAACTATATAAAGCAATGATAGAAGAAGGTATTTGGAATTTTTCTTGGGAATTACTAGAAGAATGTTCAAGAGAACAATTAGATAGTAAGGAAAAGTATTATATAGATTTATATAACGCTTGCGATTTTGGTTATAATAGCAATAAAGGAAATGGAAAATAAAAATAAAGGAGCGTTTATAGAATGAAAAAGACGAAAAAGATAATAGAAAAACTTAGTGATGATTATGAATTTGAATTTGATATTGATGATTTATCAGATTTAATAGAAAAGGCTGTTAAGCAAACAAAAAAAGGTAAAGGTGCCGATTTTGAAGATATCGTTGATTTGCATAATGCTCTTGATAGACAACTTTTTGTTGGAAACATTGTTACTGGCATAGGAGTATCAGTTGATAATATGATTAGATTTTGGAATAGATATGATGAAGATAAGAATATTCCAGTAGAAGAAAGAAAACCTATTAAGATTTATATTGATAGTTGCGGAGGTTCATTAACAGATGCTTTTACTATTATCAATGCAATTAAAATGTCTAAAACTCCTGTTTATACAATTGTTGTTGGTGCTGCATATAGTGCCGGATTTTTCATTTCAATAGCAGGACATAAAAGATATGCTTATCCTCTTGCAAGTTTTCTATATCACGAAGGGTCTGCAACAAACGGCGGAACTGCTAATCAATTTCAAAACTTTAGCGAATTTTATAAAAAGCAATTAAAGCAATTAAAAAATCATACTCTTGAATGCACTGGTATTTCAGAAGAGTTTTACGAAGAAATTAAAAGAGATGATTATTGGATGACAGCAGAAGAAGCTTTAGAATTAGGATGTATTGACATTATAACAGAGGAGTTAATGTAATGAAATTTGAACACACACGAGTTTGGGGTTTTGAACATGCTCTTAGAGGTATGCGAAATGCAAAAAATAGTTGGGATAAAGCAGATACACAAATGTATATTGATTTAGATGATACAAGAGCATCTTATTTTAAAGATGGATTTCTAATGTGTCCTATTGATAAAGATTTTGCTCAGTTTATTAAGATTGGCCCAAATGATATGAAACTTATTCAATCGTTAATTAGAGGTGGCGCTGAGCATCGTAAGTTTTTACGTCAAATTTTTGTATCTGTTGATATTACAGCTCCATTGTATTGGTGGAAAGAATTTGATACTTATAAAGTGGGAACTGTTGCAAATAGCACTTCTACTATGCACACTATTGAGAAAAGTCCTATTACAATAAAAAATTTTGAAATAGATGATTATTGCGGTTCTACAATATTATATGATAATGATTTGTCTTTAGATTGGGATATAAAAGATTTAATTCAAACATTAGAAGGATTAAGAGTTAAATATCTTGAAACAAAAGATAAGAAATATTGGAAAGAACTTATTCGTTGGTTACCAGAATCTTGGCTTCAAAAAAGAACTGTAACATTTAACTATGAAAATCTTTTTGGTATGTGTTCAAAAGGACAACGAAGATTTCATAAATTAAATGAATGGAGCGGAATTGATAATCCTACTCTTGAAAATTTTATTTCTTGGGCTAGAAAACTTCCTTATGCTCATGAACTTATTTTCTTAGATGAATTATTAGATAAATCAAATTGATTTTTAATAAAAATTTTGTTATAATATAATTAGAAATAAAAAGGAGAAAAATAAGAAATGACAAATAGGGAAGCATTTATTGAATTAATTCAAACAGAAATATTTGACAGAGCAGATATTTATACAGAAAATGATGCAGAATTATTTACTGCCGCACAGAAGTATTTTGAAACTTTAAAGAATATGCCAACAAAAGAACCAAAAATAATTACTGAAAATGGTACAGCAATTCTTAAATTTGTGCAAGAGAATAAAGATACTTATAATAACATATTTACTTCAAAGAGTCTTGGTGAAGCTATTGGTCTTGGAAGTAAAGTTGTATCAGGTTCAATGAGAAAATTAGTTGCAGATGGATTTTTTGAAAAAGTAGGCGCAAATCCTGTAAGTTATTCTATTACAGAAAAAGGACTTAATTTTAATTCATTTGACAATTAAAAAAAATTATGATATACTTATATAGTAAATAAAAATAAATAAAAGTAAAATAAAAAAGGAGAAAATAAAATGAAGAAAACAATGATTAATAAGGAACATATTGAAGGATATTTATTTGACCATAAGTTAGAGGAAAAGGTTTGCGGCCCAACTTCAAAAAATCCAGGAGCAAAGTATATTGCAGGAACTCTTGATGTAGCTGTTGATGATGAAGGAATGAATGTTATTCAGACGCACTTCACATTTGTAACGCCTGTTTTTAATTCAGGTAAGGTAAATAATACTTACGGAGTTCTTCAGAAGATTATTGAATCAGGTAAGAATTTTGTTACAGCTGGAATTGATGCAACAAAGGTAGCAATTGATACAGCATTGGATGTAAATGATTTTTATACAGATGGAGATAATGGTGAATTAGAATTAGTATCTGCAAAGAGAAATGAAGGCGGTTTTGTATCAATTGTAACTGCTCTCAATCCTAATGTAGATAAAAGACATACATTTGACCTTGATATGGTTATCACAAAGGTAACTAGAAAAGATGCAGATGAAGAAAGAAATATTGCAGAGAGAGTAGATGTTAAGGGAGTAATCTTTAACTTCAGAAATGAAATGCTTCCAGTAGTTCTTTCATCAACTGACGAAGGTGGAATGGATTATTTTGAAAGTCTTGAAGCTACAAATGAGAGTCCTGTTTTCACTAAGATATCAGGTCTTATTAACAATGTAACTACTAAGAGTACAAAGGAAACTAATGGTGCTTTCGGTGGTGCAAAGGTAGATGAAGTTTCAAGAAGCTTTAAAGAGTGGAATATTAACTGGGCAGCTCCAGAACCATATGATTTTGGTAGTGAAGAGGTTCTTACAATGGCTGAACTTCAGAAGTGCGCGCAGGATAGAGAAACTAAACTTGCTGCAGAAAAGGCAAGATACGAAGAGTATAAGGCTCAGAAGAATAGCGGAACTGCTAAGTCTTTAGCTGCAACTTCAACTGTACCAGCTGGCTCATTTAAGGACTTTTAATATAAAGGGCGGCAATCGCCGCCCACTATTTTTATCTGAGAAATAATATAAAAAGGAGAAAAAAGAATGGCAATTAATTTATTAAGTCTCACTCCTCACGAGGTAAGTAGAGACCTTTCAGGATATATCACATATATATACGGACCACCAAAGACAGGAAAGACAACATTAGGTTCTCAGATGCCAAAACCTCTGTTACTTGCTTTTGAAAGAGGTTATAATGCAATTCCTGGAATTATAGCACAGGATATTATGACATGGGCGGAAATGAAGCAGGTAGTAAGAGAATTAAAAAAGAAAGAAGTACAAGAAACATTTTCAACTGTTATTGTAGATACTGTTGACATCGCAGCAGCATTATGCGATAAGTATGTATGTGCGCAGAATGATGTTGATGTTATTAGTAAGATTCCATATGGACAAGGTTGGAATTTACTTAAGAAAGAGTTTGAAGAAGTATTTAGAACAATTACTCAGCTTGGTTATGCAGTATATTTTATCTCTCACGCAAAGGAAAGTTCTTTTAAGCGTCAAGATGGAACAGAATATACTTTAATTAGACCATCAGTTGCAAATACTTATAATTCAATCGTTGAAAATATGGCTGATATTTATGGTTATATGCATCCTGTTGTTGGAGAAGATGGCAAGGCAGAAGTTAGAATTACGCTTCGTTCTCTTGATGGAACTATTTCAGCAGGAGGAAGATTTAAGTATATTCAGCCAGAGATTGGTTCAGATTATAACTCTCTTGTTGATGCATTAAATGCTGCTATTGATAAGGAAGCTGAACTTACTGGTGGTAAGTATGTAACAAATGAAAAAGCTGCTGCTCCTAAGACAGTAGAATTAGATTTTGACGAACTTTTAAAAGAGTTTAATGATTTGATTAATACTCTTGGAGCAAAGGTATCAGAAGAAGAATTTGCTTCTTATTGGACTCCTAGAATAGTACAGATTACAGAAAATAATCTTGGAAAAGGTAAGAAAGTAAATCAGTGTACTAGAGACCAGGTTGAAATGTTATCTATGATAGTTATTGAACTTAAAGATATTATGAAGTCTAAAGAGATTATTTAGAATATTTTATAGAGGTAGAGACTTTCTCTACCTCTTTTTTACTTTATAAAAAAAATATGTTATAATTATAATATAATATTATAGAAAAGAGGTAATAGAATATGGCACATATGGTTAAATGTGCAATATGTGGAGTTCAGTTTGATAGAGATAAAGTTCAAGCTGTAAAACATAGTGCTGCTAGATATAGCCATTATAAATGCGAGCCTGATAAAGAATTAGTTCCATTACCAGAAATATCAAAAGACACTAAAGAATTACAAGAATTAAAAGATTATATTAAAGAATTATATAAAGATAAATGTAATTGGGCTTTAGTAAACAAACAAATAAAAGATTTTCACTCTAATAAAGGATACACTTATAAAGGAATGATAAATACTTTATATTGGTTTTATGGAGTACAAAATAACTCTGTAGAAAAATCAAACGGTGGAATTGGAATTATTCCATTTGCATATAATGATGCAAAAAATTATTTTTATAATTTATATGCAGCTAATCAAAAAAATGCTGATAAAGATATAAATAATTATCTTCCAAAAGAAAAAATTGTAATAATTCAAAATCCTAGAAGTGAGACACCATTTGTAAAACTATTTGATATGGATTGGGAGGAAGAAGAATAATGGCATCAGTTAAGTATGTTGATATACCGGCTATCGTTCAGGTTATTGGCGGAATTTATAATCAGCCTAATTTAATTGAAAATGAGGCATATTTTTTTACAGAAGAAGATTTTACAGAAGAATTTCATAAGATTATTTTTGGTTCAATTTATAATCTTTTTAAGACAGGAGCAAAAGAAATCACTCCTTCAACAATAGAAGATTATCTTTTATCAAGACCAAAAAAATTAGCAATTTATAAGCAGAAAAAAGGAGAAGAATATTTACAGAGATTAAGTGAAACTACTCAGTTATCTGCTTTCGATTATTATTATAATAGAATGAAGAAAATGACTTTACTTCGCATGTATCAAAAAGCGGGAATGAACCTATCTTGGTTATATGATATTGATACATTAGATGTAAAGAAGAAACAAGCACAAGAAGATTGGTTAGATAATACATCTCTACAAACAATAGCTGATATGATAGATGATAAAATAGCTGCTATTAGAAATGTATATGTTGATGATGTTAATGCTACAGGTGCAAAAATTGGCGATGGAATTGATGAACTTCTTGAATCATTAAGTTCTTCTCCTGCTTATGGCATTCCATTATATGGTCGTTGTATGAATACTGTAACAAGAGGAGCAAGATTAGGGAAGTTTTATCTTAGAAGTGCGGCAACTGGAGTAGGAAAATCAAGAAGTATGATTGCAGATGCTTGTTTTATAGGTTGTTCTTATATTTATGATACTCAGAAGAATGATTGGGTTTATACAAATGAACCTAAATCTGTATTATATATAGCAACAGAGCAAGATTTATCAGAAGTACAAACTATGTGTTTAGCATTTTTGGCGGCAGTTGATGAGGAGCATATCCTTACAAATACTTATACATTTGGAGAACGAGAAAGAGTAGTAAAGGCCGCTCAATTATTAAAAGATAGTAAGATACATTTTGAATGTACTCCAGATTTTTCTTTGCTTGATATTGAGAATATGATTAAGCGTCATATTAGAGAAAATCAAATTGAATATTGTTTTTATGATTATATACATACTTCGATGAAAATACTTGAAGAAGTAACAAAAAGAAGTGGTGGAGTAAGATTAAGAGAAGATAATATATTATTTATGCTTTCTACTAAATTAAAGGAGATTTGTGTAAAGTATAATATATTTATATTATCATCAACTCAGTTAAGCGGAGACTGGAAAACTACAGATACTCCAGATCAAAATTTACTTCGTGGAGCAAAAGCTATTGCAGATAGAATTGATTGGGGCAGTATTTTACTTGAAGTAACTACAACTGATATGGAAAAACTTGAACCAATTTTATCAAAAGGAATGGAAAAACCTAATGTTAAATTATCTATCTATAAAAATAGACAAGGAAGATGGAAAGGAATTTATCTTTGGATGAAGGCGGATAGGGGCATTTGCCGCTTTGATACTATTTTTGCAACTAAATATGATTATGAATTAATAGAAATGGAAGATTTAAAAATACAAGTAGAAGAAAATAATTTAGCAAGTGCTTTTTAAGGAGTAAAAATGTATAAATATGATAAAGATAAATTAAAAGAATCAATATCTATAGATAAAATGTTTGATTTAATTGGCGAACTTGGCGGGGAGCCTCGTATGTATGGAGAAGATAAAATTATCAGTAAAACAATTTGTCATTGTGGAGAAAGTCATAAATTATATTATTATGAGAATACAAAGTTATTTAAGTGTTTTACTGATTGTGGTGGAGAGGCTTTTGATATATTCGATTTGGTTTGTCGCAATAAAAATTCTTTAGGAGAATTAAAATCTTATTATACTAAAGAAGGGGTGTTAGCTGGAAGAGATTGGGAAATGTATGATGCTATTGAATTTGTAGCAACTTATTTTGGTTTTACAGAACAGAGTTTTGATTTTAAAGATAATCAATTATCTGATTGGAAGATTCTTGATAATTATAAAAGAATTCAAAATCAAGAAATTCAAAAGCAAGAAGTTGAAATGCAAATATACGACACATCTATATTGCAATATCTTCCACATCCTGAAATTATGCCTTGGATTAGAGAAGGTATTACACAAGAAATTATGGAAAATAGAGGAATATGTTTTAATCCTAAAACATATGGAATAATTATTCCTCATTTTAATATAGATAATCAGTTAATTGGAATAAGAGAAAGAACTTTAATAAAAGAAAATGAAAAATATGGAAAATATAGACCAGCAATTATTAATGGAAAAATGTATAATCATCCTCTTGGTTTTAATCTTTATAATTTAAACAATAGTAAAAACGCAATTAAGATAATGAAAAAAGCTATCGTATTTGAAGGAGAAAAATCTTGTCTGCAATATGCAAGTTATTTTGGAAAAGAATCAGATATATCGGTTGCTTGCTGCGGAAGCTCATTGATAAATTATCAAGTCCAACTTTTACTTGAACTAGGAGTTGAAGAAATTATAGTTGCTTTTGATAAACAATTCCAAACAATAGAAGATAAAGAGTGGGAAAAATTAACTAAAAACTTATATAATATCCACGATAAATATGGTCGATTTACACAAATTAGTTATATATTTGATTTAGCAGATAAATTACCTTATAAGGCAAGTCCTACAGATTGCGGCCCTGAGATATTTATGGATATGTATAAAGAAAGGATAGTAATAGAATGAAAGTTAAATTATATAGTAAATATGATAATGAAACTCCTATGTTAAATAGGGTTCTTATAAATAGAGGCGTTCCTATTGATGAATTAGAACATTATATGAATACAACAGACAATGATATTAATACTGCGGTAATGTTTGGTGAAGATAATATTAAGAAAGCGATGACAGTTTTATTTCAGTGCATTGAGAATAATGAAAAATGTCTTATTGTAGTAGATTCAGATTGTGACGGATATACTAGTTCCGCAATTCTTATTAATTATTTATATAAATTATTTCCTACTTGGGTTCAAAATAATGTAAAATGGTTTATTCATAGCGGAAAACAACATGGCTTATCAGATTGCATTGATGAGGCGCTTCAGTATAATCTTGTAATTTGTCCAGATTCTTCAAGTAATGATTATGAATATCATGAAAAGCTTGATTCTGCAGGAATTCCTTGTATTGTACTTGATCATCACGAAGCTGATAAAATTAGCGAGCATGCTATTATTATCAATAATCAAATGTCTGATTATCCTAATAAAGATTTTTCGGGTGCAGGTGTAACTTGGCAATTCTGTAAATATATAGATTCTTTTACAGAAAATAATTTTGCAGAAGAATTTATTGACCTTTGCGCTTTAGGTAACTGTGGTGATATGATGTCAATGTTATCAATAGAAACAAAACATATTATTAACAAAGGTTTTCTTGAAGAGAATTTAAAGAATCCATTTATTTATAATATGCGTAAGAAAAATGCTTTTAAACTTGGGGAGAATGTAACACCTATGGGAGCAGCTTTTTATATTGTTCCTTTTATAAATGCAATAGTTCGTAGCGGTACTCAAGAAGAGAAAGAAATACTTTTTAGAGCCATGATTACATATACAGCTTTTGATGAAACTGATGAAATTAAATGGAATAAACCAACAGGAAAGAAGATTACTATTGCTGAGCGCGCTATTTCAATTTGCGAAGCAGTTAAGCGTAGACAAACTAAAGTTCAAGATGAAGCAATGGATTTCTTCGAGAAAAAGATAAAAGATGATAACATGATGGAACATAAAGTTCTGTTATTTTTGATAGAGCCTGGACAGGTAGATAGAAATATTGCTGGTCTTATCGCCAATAAAATTATGGCTAAATATCAGAGACCGACTTGTATTTTAACAAAAGTTGAAAATGAAGATGGTATTTCATTTCAAGGTTCAGCAAGAGGTTGTGATAAAATTGGCATCACTGAATTTAAGGATATTTGTGCAGCAACTAACGCAACTATGTACACAGAGGGTCACCAGGGAGCATTTGGTTTAGGAATTGAAAAAGATAATATTGAAAAATATATAAACAGTACAGATATTAGTTTAAAAGATATGTCTGACGAACCAGTATATTATGTAGACCATATTTTTCATGGCACTGATGTAGATGCAGATTCAATTTTACAAATTGCAAATTATCCTGAATTATGGGGTTCTCATATGGATGAACCTTATATTATGATTGATTATTTACCTGTAACAAATAATATGGTGGATATTTATAAGAAAAAAACTAATACAATTAAAATTACTTTACCAAATAAAGTTGCTTTAATTAAATTTAATGCAACAGAAGAAGAATGTGAACTATTTAGCGGAGATGGCATTGTAAATATTAATGTTATAGGTCAATGTAGAAAAAATGAATGGAATGGGAATGTGTCTGCACAAATTGAAGTAACAGATTATGAAGTTGTTACTCAATCTAAATATTATTTTTAAGGAGATAATTATGGGAATAGCATCATATAGTAAAAAAGGATTATATAATAGTTATGATAAAAACAATAAAGAAAGAGACGCTTTAGATTATTATTCAACACCAATAGAAGAAGTAACAAATATTTTAGAAATTATTAAAAATAAAACGGATATTATTACTTCTTCAATATTAGAACCTTGTGCGGGCGGAGGCCATATGCTGCAAGGTATTTTAAATGCAGATATAAAAAATAACATTACTGCTACCGATATTAAAGACAGAGGTAATATTACCAATATTGAAATAAAAACTGGCTCTGAATTTGATTTTATTTCAGATAATTATCCTATTAAAGAAATTGATTATATTATTATGAATCCTCCTTATTCAGTAATTGAACCTTTTGTAATGAAAGCTCTTAGTATTGCAAATAAAGGAATTTTAATGTTAGGTAGATTACAATTTTTAGAAGGAGAAAAACGATTTGAAAATATTTTTAAAGAGTGTCCTCCAACTGACGTATATATTTATGTAGATAGAATTTATTGTTTTAAAAATGGAGACCTTAATCAAAAAATGTCATCAGCACAAGCATATGCATGGTTTTATTGGGATATGAAAAATATAGGTGAAACTAATTTACATTGGATTAGAAGAAATAATAAGAAGTGAGTGCTTGCGGCAATCACGACCGAAAAACCAAAATCAAAATAGGTTTTGGTTTTTTTAATCCAATTTTTATATTATTGATTTTTTCTAAAAAATTTGTTATAATATTTATATAAAATTAGAAAGGAATATAAGAAATGATTATATATGAAGCAAAAATGATAAGTAATAATGGAGATTGGGGAGGATGTTATGATCATCATATTTGTTATGCAATTTCAAAAGAATTAGCAACTATTGAAGCTATTAAATATATGACTGAAAAATATCCTAATTTTGATTGGACTAAAGATAGTGATTATATTACAGATGAAACAAACCCTTATTATCTAAGACATACTTGGTATAGAATAACACCAATTGAGGTAAAGGAGAATTAATATGAGTTTAGAATCTTATAAAAAAACAGTAGAAAAAGCAGATATGTTTGATAATATTATTGGAGAATTAAATAATTATGATAAGCATATAAAAGGTTATATTTTTGATTCTTTAGTATATAGATATAAATTAGCTCTTGAAGAAACTGTTCAATCTAAAACAGATCTTTATGTATTTAATCATTGTTGTAATAGAAAAGAAGCTGAAGTACAAGTTAGAAAAATAAATAATCGAGATTTACAGAGATTTATACAAATTTTAGATGAGGCAATAGGAGCACATGATTAAAGAAATTTGGGGAAATGGTAAAGATATTATTATAAAATATACTAAAAATGTTGGAGGAATATGGTTTGCGGCATCCGCATGGATGAACAATAATTCAAATTTAAGTGATGACTGGTTAAGAAAAAATCATTATCATAAGTTAGATATAAAGGAGCTTAATATATGAATAATATGTATAAAGAATGGAAAGCAGATAGAAGAGAAGAAGCTTGGGATGATATTCATAAAATTGTAGATTTTATTGAAGATTGGAAGAATAAAGGCTCAAAAAGTTCAGATATTATATATGAGTTTTTGGAGATAGTTAAAGTAATTGAAGAAGGTGGATGGCTATAATGGAATTAACGAATAAACAAGAAAAAGGATTGGAGGTAATTTTAGCCAGATACAAAAGTGGATATAAATACACTACAATATCTGGCTATGCCTAGTTGGAACAGGAAAAAGTACACTTGTAAAATTTGCAATTGCTGCACTTGGAGTTCGAGAAGATAGAGTGGCTTATGCTACATTTACAGGTAAAGCTGCAGAAGTCCTTCGTAAAAAAGGTAATACAGGTGCTTGTACATTACATAAACTTTTATATGACCATTTCCCAAAACCAGGCGGCGGTTTCATCCGTAAACCTAAGACTTCGCTTGATTGTGATGTAGTTGTAGTTGACGAGGTTTCAATGGCACCAAAATCTATGATAGATATGCTTTTAAGTCATAGAGTATATGTTATCTTTCTTGGTGATCCATTCCAGCTCCCGCAGATAAATAAAGATGAAAGTCATGATATTCTTGAGAACGCACATATCTTCCTTGATGAAGTTATGCGTCAAGCTGCAGAGAGCGAGATTATCCAGATTTCGATGAAAATAAGAAATGGTGAACCTATTGACTTTATGAAAGGTAAAGAGGCTATTATTATTCCTAAGTCTGAATTAGTTGAAGGACATCTTACTTGGGCAGACCAGATACTTTGTGGTACTAATGCTACAAGAGAGAACATTAATAGACAGATGAGAGAGATATATGGTTTCAGTGGACTTCCACAAGATGGTGAGAAGATGATTTGTTTAAGAAATTATTGGGATGACTGTGCAGATAATGGAGATGCTCTTGTTAATGGTACGACTGGCATACTACGCAATCCATTTGAAACATTTAGAATGATACCTAATTATATTCCTATTGATAATCATAGAATTGATGTTATTCAAGGAGATTTCGTAACGAGCGATGGTAGTACATTTAATAGTGTAGAAATGGATAAAAAGCTTCTCATTGATGGAGTTAAATGTATTACAGATGGAAAAATATTATTTAGACTTGGTAAGCTAAAGAATAAGATTGGTGATATAGTACCTAGAGAGTTTGCTTTTGGTTATGCTATCACGACACATAAAGCTCAGGGTTCTGAGTGGGATAAGGTTTTAGTTATTGAAGAAAAGTTCCCATTTTCAAAAGAAGAACATGCTAGATGGTTATATACTGCTGTCACACGCGCCGCTTCTCGTCTAGTTTTAGTAAGATAAGTTTTTTTGGACTAATTTTTGTAATGCTCTTGTTATTATTTTTATATATAATAACAAGAGCGAAGGAGAAATAAAAATGACACAAATTGAAAATTATAAAATTATTCCAATAGGAAGATGTAAAGATTTATCTAATCAACAATTTGGGGATTATAAAGTTTTATATCGAACTGAAGTTCCATCTACTTCAAATTCTAAACAGGCTCATTGGCTATGTCAATGTGTAAAATGCAATAAATATTTTATCAAACCTGCTTTTACATTGACAAAAGGAACTAATGAATGTGAATGTAAATATGATTTAACTAATAAAATATTTGGTAGATGGACAGTTATTGAAAAAGCAAAATCACGAAATAATAAAGGATATTGGAAATGTAAGTGCATTTGTGGTAATGAAAAAGAAGTTGAATCATACTTATTGACTTCAGGTCAATCTAAGTCTTGCGGATGTTTAAATAGAGAACTTGCTGCTGAAAGATGCAGAACAGCAAGAATTGATTTAACAGGTCAACGTTTTGGTAAATTAGTTACCTTATTTCCTATTTATAGTGAAAATGGAGGGCATACTCTTTGGCATTGTAAATGCGATTGTGGAAATGAATGTAATATAGATATGGGTAATCTTAGACAAGGCTTTTCTAAATCTTGTGGTTGTACTAATTCAAGAAATGAAGAAAATATTATTAAATTACTTACTAAAAATAATATTTCTTTTGAATATCAAAAAAGATTTAATGATTTAAAAATTAAAGAATATGATTTTTATGTGAATAATCAATATATAATTGAATATGATGGGCAACAACATTTTAAATATACTGGAACCGGATGGGATACTAAAGAACACTTTGAAAGAACAAGAACATCTGATTTAATTAAAAATAAATATTGTTTTGATAATAATATTCCATTAATTCGTATTCCATATGATGTAGATTATACAATAAACGATTTAAAACTAGAAACAACAAGATTCTTATTAACAAAAGATAATGAAGAAGAATATTATAAATTAAGAGAAAAAAGTAAATGAAGCTAGTTGAAAAATTAGAAAAGACAATCCTAATTTTAAAATATAGTGTCTCGTTTAGTATTAGTAAGGAGTTAATAATGAGAAGAGTATTTATAATTAGAAAAGATTTACACTTAACGCCTGGTAAATTGGCGGCAATGGTAGCGCATTGTGCAGAAGCTTATTGGACAATGTGGATAAGAGAACATATAGATGAGTATTACTTTGTTAAAGGAAACATAAATAAAGACATATTTGACAATTATATTAATGATAGATTTATAAAAACTATTTGTGAAGCAAAAAATCTAACTCAGCTAAAAAAGGCAGAATTAATTGCTATTGATTTAGGTTTAGAAAAAGGAAAAGATTTTGGATACATTGATGATGCATGTCTTACTGAATTAACACCAGAGAATGAAGATGGTACCTGTACAGTTGGAATATGGTTTAAACCTTTAGATGATAATACTGCTCATCAAATAAGCAAAAAATATCAATTATATAAAGGAGAGTAGTACTGGTTTTAAAATAAATAATTGACTTTTATTAAAAAATATGATATAATATTTATAGAAATAATAAAGAAAGAGGAAAAATAAATGAAGCGTTTTGAACCTCACTCTCATACAGAATATTCAAATATCCGTTTGCTTGACTGCATTAATAAACCTAAGAATTTAATAGATAGAGCAATAAAACTAGGTCTGTGTGGTATAGCTATCACAGACCATGAGTGTCTTTCTGGCTCAGTTAAAATAAATAAAATAGCTGAAGAAATTAGAAAAGATAATCCTAATTTTAAAGTAGCAATAGGTAATGAGATTTATCTTGTAGAAGATAGAACTCCTAAGCAAAAGTATTATCATTTTATTCTTATTGCAAAAAATAAAACTGGATTTCAAGCATTAAAAGAACTATCTTCTTATTCTTGGATGAATTCTTATTCAGATAGAGGTCTTGAAAGAGTTCCAACTCTTTATAGTGAACTTCACGCGATAGTAAAAAAATATCCTAACAGTTTAATTGCTACAACTGCATGCTTAGGCGGAGAGGTAAGTTCTTTAACTAACGAACTTATTGCAGCAGAAAAGATAGGAGACACAAATTCTGCAAAAGCATTAAAGCAAAGAATCTGTGATTTTATTAGTTTTTGTATTAATTTATTTGGAGAAGATTTTTATATTGAATGTGCACCAGGCCGCTCAAAAGAACAGGTTGAAGTAAATAAAAGATTAGTTTCATTAGCAAACGCTTTTAATGTAAAAATGGTTATTGGAACAGATGCACATTTCCTTTCAAAAGAAGATAGATATGTTCATAAGTCATATCTTAATTCAAAAGAGGGAGATAGGGAAGTAGATGCTTTTTATGAATTTTCATATTTACAAACTGAAGATGAAATAAAAGAAAATTTATCTTATAGTATTATAGATGAATATGAAAAAATGGTTCAAAATAGTTATGAAATTTATGAAAAGATAGAAAACTATTCAATTCTACACAAGCAAACTATTCCTAAAGTAGAGGTTAAAGATTATCCTAGAAAATCTTGGATAACTGTTAACGGAAAAGGAGAAGATAATAATAAATATCCAATATTAAGTCAAATGTTAAAATCTGAAGATAAAATTGAAAGATATTGGGTAAATGAATGTATAAATAAGATGTATGAATTAGGTATTCTTGATGGCGAAGATGCTGAAGTATATCTTGCACGATTAGAAGAAGAAGCAGATATTAAAAGAACAATAGGAGAAAAACTTGAAACTAATATGTTTGCATATCCTGTAACACTTCAGCATTATGTTGATTTGTTTTGGGAATGTGGAAGTATGGTTGGTGCAGGAAGAGGTTCTTCTTGCTCAGGTTTAAATCATTATTTATTAGGTATAACTCAATTAGACCCGATTGAGTGGGATTTACCATTCTGGAGATATCTAAATAAAGAAAGAACAGAATTAGGAGATATTGATTTAGACTTATGTCCAAGTAAACGTCCTGCGATATTAAGGAGAATTAAAAATGAAAGAGGCAGAAATTTTATCAGTGAAATTGATGAACTCTCAAGGAGAAACCTTGGATGCACACTTATTGCTACCTTTGGAACCGAAGGAACCAGGAGTACTATTCTCACTGCTTGTAGAGGATACAGAAGCGACGAATATCCTGATGGAATAGATACAGATACAGCACAGTATTTATCTTCATTAATTCCAAGCGAAAGAGGATTTCTATGGGAATTAAAAGATGTTCTTGAAGGAAATGAAGAAAAAGGTAGAAAACCTATAATGTCATTTATAAATGAAGTTTCATTATATCCGGGATTAATTGATATTATGAAAGGTATTGAAGGTATTGTGAATAAAAGAAGTTCACATGCATCGGGAGTAATTCTATTTGATGAAAACCCTTATGAATTTGGTTGTTTTATGAAAACACCAAAAGGAGAAATTATTACTCAATATGATTTGCACGATGCGGAGGCCGCAGGTTTAACTAAGTATGATTTCTTGGTTACAGAAGTACAGGATAAACTTGTAGAGTGTATTAATCTATTACAAGAAGATGACGCAATTGAGAAAGATTTAACATTAAGAGAGATTTATAATAAATACTTTCATCCGAATGTACTTCCACTTGATGATAGAAATATATGGAATAAACTTCATACAAATAGTGTATTAAATATTTTTCAATTTGATAGTGATGTTGGCTCTCAGGCGGCAAAGAAGATTAAACCTACAAATATCTTAGAAATGGCTGATGCTAATGGATTAATGAGATTGATGACTTCTGAAAAAGGTCAAGAAACTCCAATGGAAAAATATGTTAGATATAAGAACGATATTTCTTTATGGTACGATGAAATGCAGAGAGAAGGTCTAACAGATGAAGAAATGAGAGTTCTTGAACCGCACTTTAAGCGTTCTTATGGAGTTCCGCCAAGCCAGGAACAGATGATGACAATGTTAATGGATAAAGATATTTGTAATTTTACTTTAGCAGAAGCTAATAACGCTAGAAAAATAGTGGGTAAAAAACAAATGTCTAAAATACCTGAGTTAAAAGCTTTAGTATTAGAAAAGGCAAAGACACCTTTATTAGGTAAATATGTATGGACATACGGTATAGGTCCTCAGATGGGTTATTCATTCTCAATCATTCATGCTCTTGCTTATAGTTTTATAGGTTTTCAAACAATGTATATTGCAACAAAATGGAATCCTATATATTGGAATTGCGCTTGTCTAATTGTAAATAGCGGAGCCTTAGAAGAAACCGAAAGTGAAATAGTAGATATATATGAAACTGAAGATTTTGAAAATTTCACTTATAAAGATTTACCAGATAGAAAAGGGAAAATAAAAGAAAAATCTACTGATTATGCTAAAATGGCAAAAGCATTAGGAGATATTATTTCAAAGGGAATTAAAGTATCTTTAGTAGATATAAATAATTCTGATTATGGATTTAAACCTGATGTAAAAAATAATCAAATTAGATTTGGAATGAAAGCCTTAAGCGGTATTAGTGCAGAAACTATAGAAAAAATAAAAAATGGTAGACCTTATAATAGTATTAAAGATTTTATGAAGAGATGTCCGTTAAATAAAACACAAATGATTTCTCTTATTAAAGCTGGTAGTTTTGATGAAATTGATAAAAGCTGGGCGGCATCAAAAGAAATTAGATACTCAACAATGGTATATTATTTATCTATTGTAAGCGAGCCAAAAAAGAGATTGACACTTCAAAATATGAATATGTTAATTGAAAAAAATTTGTTACCACCTATTTTAACAAAAGAAAAAAATATATTCTTATTAAATAAATATTTGAAGAAAAATAAAACTCAATCATATTATTGTTGTCCTCTTGAAATTTACAATAATTTTATGGAAGAATTAGAAGAAGCTGAACCAATTGGCGGATATATGAGAATAAATTCTTCAATATGGGATAATAAATATAAGAATTATATGAATCCAATTCGTGATTATTTAAAAGAAAATGGAAACTCACTTTTACAAGCATTAAATGAAACTTTGTTTATGGAAGCATGGAATAAATATGCCAAAGGGAATATTTCTGCTTGGGAGATGGAAAGTATGTGTTTTTATTATCATGAGCATGAACTTACGCATGTTAATATAGAAAAATATGGTTTCAGTAATTTTAATGAACTTCCGGAAATACCAGAGGTAGATTACTTCTTTAAAAGAAATGGTAGAGAAATTCCTATATGGAAAACTACAAAAATTATTGGAACAGTTATAAGTAAAAATGATAATAAATCTTCAGTATGTTTATTAACAATTAATGGCGTTGTAACTGTAAAATTTACTAGAGAATACTATGCTATGTTTAATAAACAATTAAGTGAGATACAAGAAGATGGCACTAAAAAGGTAAGAGAAAAAGGTTGGTTTTCAAGAGGAACTAAAATAATGGTAACAGGTTATCGTAGAGACGATATGTTTGTAGCAAAAACATATAAACATACTCCAACTCATCAGTTATATAAAATTTTAAATGTTGAAGATAATGGAGATATAGTATTAACACATTTACGATGGAGACAGGAGGAAAATTAATGGCTATATTAGATAGAAAGCATAAAAAAATAGAAGTGTTTAAAGAGGCGGCAAATCAATATCAATTGCCGCCAACTGCTCTACCAATAAACGGTGTTACTATTGAACAATTACTTGCAGAATCTCAAGAAGTATGGGAACGAAAATTAAATGAGGATATATACCCATGTAAAGTATGTAATCGTTGTATCTATTGGTCAGATTTTTATACAGATAAAACTGGACATAAAGATTATATGTGTAAAAATTGCAGAGAATTTAGCATAAATTATTTAGATGATAAAAGTGTCCAACAAGCTTGTATGTATTTTAATATACCTTTTATTAAAAAAGAATTTAATTTAATATTAGAAAATTCTATGAAATATAATAATAAAACAAAGATTTTTGGACAATATCTAGCAAAAATGAAGCTTGCAGCTTTTAGGAATTTTAATTTTATAGATTCAAATGAACTAAATCAAGAGGAGAGTAAAATGGAAGAAATAAAAAAGGATGCTATAAATCCAACTCACTATCAAAGAGAAAGTGGAATGGAATGTATAGATGAAATGGAAATGTTATATGGTATTGATGAAGTTATGATATTTTGTAAACTGAATGCTCATAAATATAGATACCGTGCGGCAGATAAAAATGGAGTTGAAGATTTAAAGAAATCAGATTGGTATATGAATAAATATTTAGAATTAAAAAATAGGAAACAAAATACAATAACATTTACAAACTCAGGTATAAGAATAGACCCATATATATCATCAACTACAGCTACTCCATTAGTAATATATGCAAATAATAGTGAAAAAGATAATTAAGCAAGATACTTTAAAGATAGCCTTATAAATTTATTATTATTTATAAGGCTTTAATTCCTTAAACTAATTTATATAAAAAGGAGATACTTAAAATGAAAAAAGTTATTAAGCGTGACGGAAGAATTGTTATGTTTGATTCTTCTAAAATTGAAAATGCGGTTCTCAAGGCATTTGCCGCAAAAGATAAAGAACTTACTGATTATGCAATATTAAAAGCTAAAAATATTGCCGACTATATTGAATTTGAAACAGATAAAGATATTCTTACTGTTGAAGAAATACAAGATATGGTTGAAAATGGTCTTATGTCTACAAAAAGAAAAGATGTAGCAAAAGCTTATATGCTTAAAAGAGAAGAAAGAAGTCGTGAAAGAAATAAAAATGCCAATCTTACAAAAATCATAACATCTAAACTTAAAGCAAAAGTAATAGAAAATCAAAATGCTAATGTAGATGAATTATCATTTGGAGGAAGAAAAGGTGAAGCTACTAATGCATATATGAAACAATATGCGTTAGATTATTGTATGTCTGAAATGTCAAGACGAAATCATCTTAATAATGAAATTTATATTCATGATTTAGATTCTTATGCGGTTGGTATGCATAATTGTTTATCAATTCCTTTTGATGATTTACTTGCTAAAGGTTTTAATACTAGACAAACAGATGTTCGTCCAGCAAACAGTGTTAGTACAGCTTTTCAATTGCTTGCAGTTATCTTTCAATTACAATCATTACAGCAATTTGGCGGAGTTTCAGCAACTCATTTAGATTGGACAATGGTTCCTTATGTTAGAAAAAGTTTTTATAAGCATTTTCAAAATGGATTAAAATATTGCGAAGACTACAATCATTATTATTACGACGATGCTCTTGAATATGAATGTTATAATCCAAGAAAACAATTAGCTTTAGATTGTGAATATGTAAAAATTAATTATCCAAAAGCATATCAATACGCTATAGATATGACAGAAAGAGAATGTAAACAAGCTGTAGAGGGTATGTATCATAATTTAAATACTCTCCAAAGTAGAAGCGGAAATCAATTGCCTTTTACATCTATTAATTATGGTACTTGCACTCTTCCTGAAGGCCGCATGATTATTAAAGCATTATTAGAAGGTAGTTTGAATGGAGTTGGAGGTTTACATAAAACCTCAATATTTCCTTGCGGAATTTTCCAATGTATGAAAGGTATTAATCGTAAACCAGGTGACCCAAATTATGATTTATTTAAATTAGCACTTAAATCAACAGCAAAAAGATTATATCCAAATTATGCAAATGTTGATTGGAGCGGAAATGTTGGATATGATATAAATGATCCTCGAACATATTTTTCAACAATGGGATGTCGTACTGCCAATGGTTTTGATATTAACGGATTTGGTCAACTTAAAGACGGAAGAGGAAATATTGCACCTGTAACTATTATTATGCCAACATTAGCAATGGAGGTATATGATGCTCTTGGTTTAGATTATAATGAAGATAATTCTACAAAAGAAGAAGAAATTATAAATACATTTTTAGAATTACTTGAAGATAAAATTTATGAAGCAAAAGATATGCTTATTGAAAGATTTAATTATATTTGTTCTCAACCAATGGAATCAGCAAAATTTATGTATGAAAATAATACTATGGCTGGTTATATTCCGGAGGAAGGTATTATTTCTGCATTAAAGCATGGCACTCTTGCTCTTGGTAATTTAGGTCTTGCAGAAACATTACAAATTCTTATTAAATGTGACCATACAACAGATAAAGGTATGGAATTAGCAAAAAAAATATACTCTTTATTTAAAAGAAAATGTGCGGCATTTAAAGAAGAATATAGACTTAACTTTGGTGTATATAATACTCCAGCCGAAAATTTATGCTATACCGCAATGAAAAAATTTAAAGAGAGATATGGTGTAATTACTAATGTTTCAGATAAAGAATTTTTTACTAATAGTATGCATGTCCCAGTTTGGATTGAGATGGATCCATTTACAAAAATTGATATTGAATCTCAATTAACAGGATATTCTTCTGCCGGATGTATCACATATGTTGAATTAGATGCAGCAATATCTCAAAATTTGGAAGCATTAGAAACTATTGTAAATTATGCAATGGACCACGATATTCCTTATTTTGCTGTTAATGTTCCTTGTGATACTTGTCTTGACTGCGGATGGACTGCTGAAATAGTAGAAGATACATGTCCTCAATGTAGAGGAAAACGTATTCAAAGACTTCGTAGAGTTACTGGATATTTAACAGGAGATTATAAAACTGCTTTTAATAAAGGAAAACAACAAGAAACAGAAATGAGAGTCAAGCATTGCTAATGCTTGACTTTCTAAAAATTTTGTGATATAATATAAAAAAGAAATAAAAGGAGAATATAAATGGCAGAAGTAAGTATGGGTACTCTGTATGATATGAATAAAAATGTTATTGCTAATTTAAGTGCATTAAGCAAAAGACAGGTAAAAGATAGATTACTAAAAACATCAGAGTATATTAAAAAAACTGATAATAGATATTATATGATGCTATGTCATGAAGCAAGAGATTATACAGTCTTCAATATTCAGAAAAATGATGATAGTATTCATAATGCTATTGAAGAATTAAAACTTTGTTTAGATAATAGAGGAGAAATCTATTCGATAGCAGAAGATACAAATGGAGCAATTGAAATTTGGATAAAAGGTACTGGATATTGTGAATATCTTGAAAAAGATAAATTTTATATGTATTATCTTTTCCCTTATGATGCTGCTGTTATTGAAGTATAAAAGGAGAATAAAATGAAAATAGTAGGAATAATAAAACCTTTTGATTTAACACAAAGATTATATGTGTTTAATGAAGGTGATAATATTGAAACTGTGTCTACTACTTTAGAAGATTTTAATAATGTTATTTTTTCTTTATGTAATAAATATAATATTACTAATATTGACTTAGCTGGAGCTAAGAAATTTAATAATCAAATAAAGGAAAATTTAATCAAAGAGAATGTTACAAAATATAATATAAATAATTTATCAATAAATATTATATAAAAGGAGAATAATTATGTATTTAACAAAAGTAGTTGAAACATATCGTATAGGTTCTGAAAAAGAAGTTGAAGCTTTTTTAGCAGAACTTAAAAAGGATAGAAGATTTACAGTTGCAAAATACTCAAGCACTAAAAAGGAAAAGAAACAAAAAGGTGAAGTTGTTGATTCTTGGATTCGTTTTGAGGTTACAAAAGTATTTAATGATGAAGCGGAGCCTGATAGTGTTATTGAAGTAAATTATAATAAAAAGAGTGTGTTTGAGGAGGTTATGGATGATTAGTATAAAAATACAAAAACTCGATGTGGTTGCAAAAACTCCAACTCGTGGTAGCTCAGATGCCGCAGGATATGATTTATATGCAGGAACAACAAAAGAAATTGATATAGCACCTCATAGCACAGCAAAAATTCCAACTAATATAGCGATGGAAATTCCAAATGGTTATTTTGGCGCAATTTATGCAAGAAGCGGACTTGCAACTAAGAAAGGATTAAGACCAGCAAATTGCGTTGGAGTAATAGATTCAGATTATAGAGGAAATATAATAGTTGCAATTCATAATGATACAGATGAAATGATGACTATTGAACCTATGGAAAGAGTTGCTCAAATTATTATTCAACCATATTTAGAAGTTGAATTTATAGAAGTAGAAACATTAAATGATACAGACAGAGGAGCAAATGGTTTCGGTTCTACTGGAACTAATTAAAATATAGGCGGGTAAGACACCCGCCTTTTCTTTTTTATCTTGACTTTGAAAAAAATTTTTGATATAATACAAGTAAGATAGGAGGTATGCAAATGAGATATTTAGGTATAGATGCATCAACTAAATCTACAGGCATAGCTTTATTTGATGATGATAAACTAATTTCGCATCAATGCATTACAGCTTCTTCTACAGATGTTATTAATAGAATACAAAAAATTATAGGTAGTCTTGATGCTTTTCTACTCGATAATAAAGTTGATTTAATAATTTTAGAAGAGGTTAGACCAGCATCAGAAGGTAATATTCAAACTCATAGAGTATTAATGTGGATGCAGGCTGCTATAAATTTTTTAATTCATGATAAATTTCCTAATATAAAAATTGATTATGTTTATCCAAATGAATGGCGGGCATGGCTAGGAATACATACCGGAGCAGGCGTCCGCAGAGAGTATTTAAAAATTAAAGATATAGAATGGGTAAAAAAGAATTTTAATCTTGAATTAAATGATGATGAAGCTGATGCTATTGGAATAGTATGTGGATATAAAAAGAAGATAATAGGAGAAATTCCGAAAGAAGAAAAACCAAAATGTGCTTGGTAAAATAAAAAAGAGGGAAGCCTTTTAGGCTTCCCCATAATATATTTATACAACTGGTGGTGTGGTATGTGGCATTGCATACTGCACCATTTTTTCTTTTATCTCAGGCATATCACTATATTGCATAGCTTTTGTAACTTCACAATAGTATATAGCTTCTGATAAATCTTTAATCATATCTATAACCTCTCCTAGCTCACAAGTGTTTAGATTTTTAAGATTATGATTTATTTCTTCATATGCTACTTCTATTAATTTATCTTTCATACATTTCATTCTTTCCATAGTAATACCTCCTAAGCAACGCGCTCAACAATAAGATTTGCATTTTGAACAAGTATATTTTGAGTGCTAGTATTTTCTACAGAAATATCGGTGCAACATCCAGCTGGAACATCTACAAAAGTAGTACTTGCTATATTGAAATAGTTTTCTCCTGCGGAAGGTGTCACTATCATATTAGTAGGTCCCACCTGTTCTCCACTAATTGCGATTGCCGCAGAAATAGGAGCTACACTACCGCTTGTAGGTATGGCGATATTTCCGTTAAAAGTAATTTTGAATCGTGCTCTGCATTGATTAGTTAAACCTCTGAGTTTCACAATTCCTGAACCTTCTCTATGAAGGATGCATTGATTTCCAGCAACAACAGTATCCGTATATAAAATATTTTGTCCTGTAGCTACTGTTTGTACAGAGTTAGCTGTAATTTCCATAATTTAACCTCCTATCTTAGGCACAAGTATTACATCCACAGCCTTGGAATCCAATATATGGAGCAAAGCCCGCTGTGTAAGTAGTTGCCATTGGATATCTCATTACGCCGCATAAAGCTGACTGTAACTGAAGTTGATTAATTTGATTCTGCATATCTGCCATTCTATTGCAAGTAATAGCATCAAGAATCTTTTGTGTGTTTTGACAGTCATTCTGCATAATATTCTGAGTATTCAGAAGTGCATCGTACTTTACGCTGTCAATATTGCGGTTTGTTTCGCAGCAGCATTGGCTCATCTGATAACCATTCTGAGCAACAAGAGCACCAACATCACGAATAGCCGAAGAGTTCATATAACCCATATCTTTTACTGCTCCAGTAACATCATATGCGCTTTCTTTTACGGCTGCATTGATTTCATTATTCTGTCTTTCAAGAGCTGCAAAATTGAATTGACTTTGTACTTCATTTGTTGTAGCTGGTGTGTCATTACATCCATATCCACAACGATTTCCAAAAAATCCATTACCTCCTCCCATAAAACAGAAAAGGAAAAGAATGATAATCCACCATGCACCATTGTTTGCACCAAAACCATCATTATTTCCAGTTGCGGCAGCTAAATCCGCTAAGCTGTAACCTTCATTGAACATAATTATGTTCCTCCTTATATATTATTTTTAACGCTTAAACATAGAGTTAAAGCTGTTAAATTCTTTATCATAATCAACTCCTTGTGATTCTAAAAATCCTCTTACCATATTTTCTATACCTTGAGAGTCATTATTGCGAGCAAGAGTAAGAAGTTGAGCAAACATGGGATTAACCTGTGCTTGTTGTTCTAACATTTGTAAAGCCATTTGTTTTGGATTTAAATTAAAAGGCATTTTTCTTTACCTCCTTTGGTTGTGCGGCAGTCGTCGCTTTTTCTGTATTAGTTGTTGACTTTTCTCCGATAGTTGAGAACGCCGCAATTACATTATCAAATTTTTGTTCTAATTCATTAAATCTTTCAAGCAATTTAGAGCTTGAGTCTGAAATTATAGGCGGTAACTCCGCCTCATTTTCTAATTTATAAGTTAAAGTATTCATTTGTTTAGTATTACTATCCCAAGTCTTAACATATATCTCTGTTAAATCCGCCTTAGGAAAAATACCATAACCGCCCATAGGAACCTCTGTAATTTTTACAATATCTTTGCTCTCCACTATTTTACCATTTAAAGAGGGAATTTGAGGTTGCTGTGGAGGTATAAAATTTTGTTGCATTTGCTGTTGTTGAGGTTGCATATATGGGTTCATATTTTGGGTATAAGAGTATCCCATATAAGAATTTGGATTAAAGTTCATATTTTTTACTCCTTTTAAAAATTATTTATTTTACCTTTGCATAATTATATAAATTTTTATTTATATTTTTATAATAAGAGTGTCCTTAATGTGGAATGAAATTTAATTAAAATTTAGAAATTTTTGATATAGTAAAAGATTTTTAGAAAGAAACAAAGAAAGTTATGGAAATCTTATTTTAATTAGTTATATTTAATAAATATTGATAAAAATAAATAAAAAAAATAAGAGAACTCTTAAAGAGTTCTCTTAATATTATTATTCTAATTCTTCATATGTATATACTACTTCATCATTTAAAAATGTTATTGTAGCACAATCGTTTCCATTATTTCCACTACCATCTTTACTATATTTTGCTGTTAAAATATGAGTTCCAGCACTTAAATTAACATTTATTATTCCACTTTTAGTTCCACTTATATTATCTACTTTTGTTACATTATCTAAAGTAATTATAAGTTTATCATAGTTTGTTTCACTAGATACTGTCCAATTACATCTAAAAGCTATTTCTTTTTTAGTTACTATTGTAAAAGTTGAAATTGCTGAAGTAGAATTTTTGTTTTTATTATTAGAAGTCCATGTTTTATTATCTGTACTAGCAAAATAATATGTTCCGCTATGTGTTTCTGTCCATACTACGGCAGGTTGAGTATCTATAATTTTAGCTTTACATACGGAACATTCCATATTTTCTAAATCTGGAGTATGTCCCGTTGCTGGTAAAATTATTTTTGGCATTTCATATCCGCAATGGATGCATTTCCAACTAGCAATAGATCCTTCTTTAGTGCATGTAGGCTCAATCGTTTCTGGAGCATTTTCTGGCTCATGATGCGTTAATTCTGCAGCTCCATACGTTTGTGTGATTCCTGCATTTGTACATAATCTTTGAATAGAATTCATAGATGAGTCTGCAAGACTAAATCTGGAAGGTTCTCCTATTAATCCAACAATTAAATTTTCGCATTTATAAAAAGCTTCATTAAGTATACTTACAGTATATGTATAATTACTTGAAGTATCTATATAAAATTGATTTAAATTACAACAATTATAAAAAGCATTAGAATGAATATCTAATTTTCCTGTTGCATTAATTAAATTTATTTTTATATTATTTCTCATATTTATACAATTATAAAAAGTATTAGTTCCAATAAGACCACCACGGTTTGCCCAAATTTTTGGAGTCGGTAAATTCCTGCATTCATAAAAAGTATCAGTTCTATCACTTACTCCTTGATATATATCTAAATTTAATACAGAATTTAAATTATAACAATTTTGAAATTGACTTGTATTTAATCTCATAGTTCCATAACCAGGATTAAAATTAATAAGATTATAACAATTTAAACACATACTGTCAGCCTGAAATACATTATGCATTGGAATTGATAAGTCTATTAAATTATAACATTCAGCAAAAGCAAATATATAATTTGGACTACCACCAGGAGATGACATTTCAATATTAACATGTTTTAAATTATAACAATTGTAGCAAAAATGATTACCATACATATATCCTAATTTTAAATTTAAAGATGTTATTCCAGAATTTCTAAATGCATTATCTGCATTATACCATGCATATCCTCCATCAAATCCATCATTAATATTATTTTGAATAATAGAAATTAATGAACTACAATTATCAAATGCTGAAGAAAGATATACTACGCTTGGTTCTAATGTAATTTCTTTTAAATTTATACATTGAGAATAAGCTTTATTCATATATTTTACATTAGGGCCACAAATTCCTTTTTCAAGATTAGTACAATTATAATATGTTGATACCATACTTGATACTGTATTACCACAAATGGCTTCTGTTAAATTAATACAATTACTATATGCATAATCCATATTAATAACATTTGGTCCACATATTGCATTAGTTAATTTTATACAATTTTGATAAGTACCAATCATATTACGAACATTTGATCCACATGTGGCATTTATAAGAGAATGACAGTTAACATAAGTATTTTGCATATCAACAACATTATTTCCACAAGCGGAATTAAGTAAATTATAACAATTCATATAAGTATTATTCATACTCACAACATTTGTTCCACAAATTGCTTTAGTTAACATATGACAAGAAGAATATGTATGTGTCATATTTATAACATTATTCTCACAAGCAGCCTTTGTTAAGTTAGTACAATTACTATACGTATTATACATATTAATAACATTAGGTCCACATATAGCATTAAATAAATTATAACAAAAACTATATGTGCTAATCATATTAATTACATTATCTCCGCAACTAGCATTTTTTAAATTAATACAATTAAAATATGTCCCTTCCATATTAATAACATTTGGTCCACATACTGCATTAATTAAATTACTACAATTGAAATAAGTATAATTCATATTAATTACATTATCTCCGCAAATAGCATTTTTTAAATTTTGACAAGAAGAATATGTATATGTCATATCTAAAACAGTATCGCTACAAGCTGCATTTATTAAACTAATGCAATTTTTATAAGTATTATTCATATATAATACATTAGGCCCACAAGCTGCATTTTTTAAATTGCTACAATTTAAAAAAGAATTATCCATAAATAACGTCATAGTTGGACAATCAGCATTTTCTAAAAACTGATAATTTTGATACATGTTAAAGGTAGTTGCTGTATATAATTCATTTTTAGGGACAGGAGCTGTACCCGTTAAATTAATACAATTTGTAAATGCATTATCAAAGTAAATTACATTCGGTCCAACAGTTGCAAAAAATAAATTACTACAATTATAAAAAGCATAACTTAAATCTATTACATTATCTCCACAAATAAAATTACCATTTAAATTAGTACAATTAAAATACGCATTATTCATATTTATAACGTTTGAACCACAAGAAGGATTTCCTATTAAATTATAACAATTATAATAAGTTCCATACATATTAATAACATTATCTCCACAAGTTGAACCCGTAATATTATAGCAATTGCAATATGTATATACCATATCTATAACATTATTTTTACTTGCTGCATTTCCTGTTAAATTATGACAATTATAATAAGTATAATACATATTTTCAGTTAAATCAGAACATTGTGCTTCTCCATTCATATTGCAGCAATTATAATATGCATAAGCCATGTTAATAACATTTAATCCACAAGAAGGTCCATCTATAATATTAAAACAATTATAGTAAGTTCTATGCATATCAACAACATTATTTCCACAAGCGGAATTAAGTAAATTATAACAATTCGCATAAGTATTACTCATATATAATACATTATCTCCACAAGCTGCATAATTTATATTATAACAATTAGCATAAGTATCTATCATATTTACTACATTTATTCCGCTTTTTGCTGAACCTGTAATATTAAAACAATTATAATAAGTACCATTAAAATCAATTACATTATCACTACATTCTGGTTGACCTGTTGTGCCAGGAGATTCTGCGAATGTATAATATAAATTTGTTGCTATTTCAGGATAAACATCTTGAATAACAACTGAACTTTTATAATATTCAAAAGGCATATTAGGAGTTTGTTCTCTTATATAGTTATAATAAACGTATACATTGCTATCTTGATCATAATAACAATTATTTGTTTCATCTAATATCCAATTAACAGGCACTCCATAATCATTAAAAATAACTGAATTCCATGTAGAATTTGATCTTACATATAAATTTAATCTATTTAATACACTTCTTCCAGAAAAACATCCATGTATATTAGCAAAAGGAGAATTTCCATTAAAATATATATTTCCATTTATGCTAGGACAATTATAAAAAGTGGAAGATAAATTTTCAGTTATTACTGGAATATACAAAGGATCTGTAATTGTAATATTATTCCCGCAAGAATAAAAGGCGGAATAAGCATTTAATAAAAAATCTCCAAAGTTTACTTCAAAATTTAGATTATAGTCAAATCCAAAAGCGTACATAAGATTTTTCGCATTTTTGAGTGTTCCTGAAGTAATATTTTGCAAATTATAACAGTTAAAAAAAGTATAATAAAAATTTTTTACATTTGTTCCTATACTAGTATTTATCATAGATACACAATTAAAATATGTATAAATAGCATCTGTAACTTTATTTTCTATTACACCCTCTTTAAGATTAAAACAATTAAAATATGTATTATTCATAATAATAACATTTATTCCGCAAGCTGCACGATTATTTAAATTAACACAGTCAAAATAAGTATTATACATAATAACAACATTATCTCCACAAGCAGCATCTCCAACTAATTTACGACAAAAACTATATGTATTACTCATATTAGTAACACTTGGACCACATACTGCAGGACCTATTAAATTATAACAACTAGTATAAGTATTTGTCATATATAATACATTATTACCACAAGCTGCACTTCCTGCTAAATTATAACAGTCAGAATAAGTATTATCCATATATAATACATTATCTCCACAAGCAGCATTACCTGTTAGATTTATACAATGTTTATAGGTATTATTCATAGTAATAACATTTGGTCCACAAGCTGCATCTCCTATTAAATTATAACAAAAATTATATGTATTCATCATATTAGTTACTTTTGGCCCACATACTGGGGAACCAAAAACATTATAGCAACTATCCCAACAGAAAGCCATATCCTCTACATTAGGACCACAATTTGGTTGCCCCTTAAAATAATAAGAATTAGCAAATGCAAATGCCATATTAATTACATCTGGTCCACAGGGAAATTTTTTAAATATATTATTAAATAAATTATAGTAATAATAAGTACCTGTAAAAGCATTTGCCATATTAGTAACTTTATTTGGAATGATCAATTCATCTAATAATTTACTATTTTCATGTGCATACATATAACTATTTGCAACAGATAAAATTTTATTTCCATTATTAAATAAATTAAATCCTTCTCCTAAATATACACAAGGAGGAGATATAGCAATTGCATTTTCTGATTTCATAAAATCTGAACCTGTACTAATATTATTAATTTGATTAGCAAAATCTCTACATAAAATTTTATCTTGACTATCAGATTTATTTCTAATCGCATTAGCAATATTATTTAAAGTATTATCATCAATAAATTTATAACCCATTTAATACTCTCCCTCCTCTGCTTGTTCTATTGTTATCCAAGAAAAAGTTCCATCTCCATTTGAGACAGGTAATTGACCTGCCTCACCACCTATTTGTATGTAATTTTGTTTTAACCAGTCTGTTAATTTATCTGCTGTACCATTTCCAACTTTAACAGCTTCTATAACTGTAATTGGATAAGTATCATCAAGTTTTCTTATAACTCCATTCATTATTTAACCTCCTTTATAGAATAAACTTCTGATTTAGAAGTTTCATCATCATCAATAACAAATATTTCTGAAGAAGGAACTTCTCTTCCAATAATTGAGTATATTTCATCTTCACTTGGTTCAATCCATCCTTTAGTTCTTTCCCAATAATATATTGTATAAGTTCCTTTAGAAAGAACAACTTCTTGAGAGCCTAAATTTTCCCATATTCCATAATCTATTCCAGAGCTATTAGGATTTCTATTTGTAATAATAGTACCTATTGGTAATTCACTTCCAGTTCCACCAATTGGTTCTCCGCTAGATAATTCAAAACCATTAGCCTTTATTATTCCATCTCTAGAAATTTCAACTACATTTTCTCTTGTGCTTTCTGTTTTTCCATTACCTATCATTATAATAGCATCTTCAACGCTTTTATTATATTTTCCTATTGCATATTGATTTTCATATTCTGTAATTGTGCCAACTCCTGCGGCATATGAATTTTTTCCTTTTGATACTGATAAAGTACCAGAAGCATGAGAATAATCTCCTAATGCAGCGTTATGATACCCTTCAACATGACTAGCTTTTCCATGTCCGAAATTTTCAATTCCTTCTACATGATTTCCTTCTCCATCTGTATAATTAAAAAATTCTTGTTTCCATAATTCATAAGTTATATCTTCATTAAAAAGATTTATTATTTTTCCAATACCTTCAATATGAGAATATTTACCAGCATTAATATTATTACACCCTTCAGTATGACCGCCTATTGAATAATTTTCTTTACTTGTATTATAATTATTCTCTCCTTCAATATGACTATTATTCATATTATTAATGTTGTTCACACCTTCAGTATGAGAATTAGAAGATAAAACTAAATTACATAATCCTTCATTATGGTTATAATTTCCAAAAGAAAAATGATATTTTGATTCTTCTCTTTGTAATTGTTGAATTTTAGTTATCCATTGTTCTTCCTCTAATAAAAGTAATAATTCTTCTATATTATTTTGAGGCGCGGCGCCCTCGATATGACTATATTTACCTAAAATATTACAATTATTACCTTCTACGTGAACACCTAATGAATAATTATCTACTAATGATAAAATATAATTATTTTTACCTTCAGCATGAGAAAATTGTCCTGTAACAATATTTTCATACCCCTCTACATGAGAACCAATTCCAGCTTTATTATATGCACCTTCTATATGTGTACCTAAACCATATTGTGAATATAAAGAATTTCTATATCCTTCTATATGTGCACAACCTTCTATATCTTCTTCACAAATATAATCTTGTAAATTATGCTCTATTCCTTCAATATAAATATTTTTTAAAGTACAATTATTAAAAATAGAATTCATTGAAGTAATAAAGACATTTTCAAAATGAGTTGAAAGCAATCGTAAGTTAAATCCTTGTATATTACTATTTAATAAAAGACTATTATCATTAATTATAATATTATATCCATAAAATAAAGTATTTTCTGAATAAATAACAGAATGAGAATCTAATGTTTTATCAAAATTAATATTATCTCCTATAATAATACTACTAAACATTTGATTTAATTTAAGAGTATTGTTGTTTCCAATTATACCTACACTAGATAATGTATCTATATAAAATTGATTACTACCCAATAATATATTATTATTTAATATTGAATATTTATCTTCCGAATTTGTTTTAATACAAGAAGATTTTAATAATATAATATTATTAGAAGATTGAATATTATTAAATATTGAATCTGTTGCATAAATAAAATCATTAGTAGACTCTACCTCTTGATAAGTATTATTTATACCTATAATGTAATCATTTTTAATATCTTTATCTTCTTCATTAATGATCGAATTTCCAATGCCAAATAAAATATTATCAATATATTTAGATTGAGTTTTTACAATATTTTTTTTACCAATAAAAAAATTAGTTGTATTAATATTTGCACCCAAACTTAATGATAAATTACTTCCTAAAATAAAACTTCCAAAATCTTCTTCTAAAATACTATATTTTGTATTATTTCCTATATTAATATTATTACCAATAATAAATCTTTGATTTATTGCTCTATTATAATCTTCAACATAAATTTTTTCTCCAAATGCAATTATTTTATTTGCATTAATCAAAATATTTTTACCATGAATAAAATTTTTATGTCCATTAACTAAATTTTGTATTCCTGATACAAAAGAATATTTACCTTTAAGATGATGCATATAACCAGATATATGATTATAATATCCTTCATTAGAGTGTCCAAATCCTTCAAGATGATTATATTGTCCTTTAAGATAGTTATATCCACCTTCAACATGATTATTTACACCATGTTCTTCATTTCTTTCTCCTTCTAAATGAGAACAATAACCTGTTGATAAATTTTCAATACCTTCAATATGAGAATAATCTCCAAATCCAATATTATCTTTGCCTTCCATATGCATACTATTTCCTGCGGCAAATGAAAATTTTTCTTCTTTTTCCCAATATTGAATAATAAGTTCTTGAGATGTATCTTTATCTTTAAGAAATTGGTCTATATTTGTAATTGCAATTGTTGCATTACTACCGTATCCTTCATTATGAGAATATAATCCTCCTGTTATAGTACCATACCCTTCTGTGTGACTACAAGAAGCTCTAGTTATAGTATATGATCCTTCAGCATGTGATGCAGAGCCTCCAGCTATTGTTTTTATACCTTCTGCAAAAGAAGAAATACCACTTGCTCTAGTACTATCTCCAACTGCAAAAGAAGAAGAACCGCTTGCTCTAGTTGTAGCTCCAAGCGCAATACTATTCTGACCTGTAGGAGATACTCCTGTACCCCAACCAAAAGATGCAGTTCCTATATTATTAATATTAATTCCAGTTCCTCCGCTTCTTTTTTTTGGATTCCATACAATCCCACTACCAGCAGAGGTACCAATAATAACAATACCCTTACTTTTATTTAAATATAAATAATCTCCTTGTCTGTTTCTCTCATTATAAGAATCAATAACTGATTTGCCAGTTGAAGTACAATCTATATCTAAATGAGTTTGTGATGGATTTCCAACTACAATAGGTATATAACTCATTGAATATAATAACTCTTCTTTTTCTTTATCTGATAAATCAGGACTATATTTAGGAGAATTTTTTATAAAAGCTTCTCTTTCAGCTGTTGTAAATTTACTTCTATCATAAACATTGTTAAATATTACAGGTCCATATTCTGTACCTCCAACAAGAGGGAGGTATAAACCATCTCCAAGACCTCCTCCAGTACCAGTACCATCGCCTGCCGCATTTTTATCTGCTGTAATTGTAACTTGAAGTACATGAGAAGTTGTTCCGTCAACATCATCACTTTCAATTTCAAGAGAGTTTAAAACAATATTATGACCAGCAACTAAATGAAGTGTTGTTCCATGAAGTTCATATGTATTATCTCCAACTCTAATATTTTTTAAAGTCGTTAAAGCTTCATGTCCATTCATATCAACAAATTTATTTCCATAAATATTGCCATTCCAATCTACTGCGAAAGCATTCGATCTTTTTGGCAATCCCGCAGCATCTAACAAACCATTACCTATAATAAAAGCATATTTTTCATCAGAATCAATTATATTATATCTACCCGTTACTAATCCTTCTGCTGAATTAACAATGGTATTATTACCTAAAGCAGTAGAATTTTGATTTATAGCTTGTACATTAACACCAAAAGCTATTGAACCTTCGCCTTCTGTGCTATTATAATATCTTCCTTTAGATATTCTGTCATCACCATAAATAACTTTATCAGCTTTAGTGTCCATTTTTTGCGGCAATGTCATATTTTCTTCTTCAAATATGACATTGTCCGCAACGACCTCTAATAAATGCTTTTCAGATAATTGTCCAGTATCAGGATCTCTAGTTTGAACATATTTAACTGTTGCCATTTATCCTTGTCTCTCCTTCCCTTAAATCTTACTTAATGCTTTAGTGCAAGATAAACTCATAGTTCCATTCGCGTCTAAAGGTACTGAAATACTATTTACCATATAATCTCCATATATATCACTTTCAGTATCTCTAATAGTAATTCTTGAATTAGGTTCAAGATATAAAATAGGAATTACTTGTAAAGATACTGTTTCATTATAATTAGTATATTGATATAGTAAATCTCTAACCGCATCATAAGCACTATAAAAATTACCTCCAATAGCTAAAGCATTAAAAATATTGGAAGGAACTAACACATAATTTTGTTGATTATCTTTACACTCTTGTATTTTAGTTTTAGTAGAAGTTTTTGCTGTTTCTATTAAAACTACATCCTCTATATGTGGTTCAAAAATACAATTAACACTTGTATCTGTAATTACTTTTTGTCTACGACCTATATTTTCTACACTAAAATTAGATATCGCAGAACCATCATCTATTAAATCTAAATAAAAATCCAACAAAGTTGGATCCGATTCTATTTCTTCTAAAAATCCTGGTTTACCATCTGAACGAACTGAACCATCTAAGTCATATTGTTTAGGCCATTCATTTAATAATTCAGAAAAATAATAATTAGAATCAGTCGCTAAAGGAACTGCTTGTTGTCCTTGTAAATATAATTCACTTCTCCAATCTTTAGTAACAATAGTTTCAGACTCTAAAAATACTTGCTTATATCCTTTAATCTCTTCATCATAAATAAAAAATAATTTATCTGAAATAGGAGTTGGTTCACTTTCAGGCGTTTGTTTAAAATAATTACAATGATAAAAAACTCCTGTTAAACCTTCAATAGGTAAGTCTAAATTAGTTTCATATATAAGCGGAATTGCGTATTTTGTTAAACCATCATCATTATCTTTATATTTAACACATAAATATTGATTTCCAATTTCAGGTTTACTATCAATAGCAACATGATATCTAATAGGTACTTCATTTCCATTAGCATTTTTTCTAGTTCCCCACACTAAGAAATCATTTTTTATCATATTATATTGAGGACTAGAACTAATAGAAGTTATTATCATATTATCTTCAAAATTATATACTGATTTACCTTCTCCCATGTTAACGATATAATCATCCGTTCCAATATTATCGCTAACAACTTTAGATTGTGTAGTATTTAAATAATTTTTTATCTCTTGAAAAACAAAATTTCCATTTAAATCATAAAAATACTCAAAATTACCTAAGGTATCTTTTATTTTATCTAAAATAGAGCATACTGTATCTCCAGCATTTGCTATTAATTCTCCCGGATATGTAAAATCTGTATATACATATCCTACATTTCCTCCGGCAGTAATTTTTTTATACTCAAAAGAGTTATTAGGGTCATCTTTATATTTTTCAACTAATTCAGAAACATTATTAAAATCAGTAGTAAATGAAATAGAGGTAGTAAAATTTTCAGTGATTTTACATAAATATAAAGGCGTATTGCCAACCCATTTCATAGATTGTTTAATTCTATTTGGAACATCACTAATAATAATTTTTCCAATTTGCTCTCCACCAAAATGATTAACAATTTCTTGAATAATTTGATAAATTGTAGGTTGAACAATTGTATCTTTTGCAGCATCAGATGATTTTCCATCAACTATTAAAGCATATTTTTGCTCTCCTTTATAATATAATAAATTTTCTGGCATTGTTATTAAAAGTTTTTCCATATCTTCAATAGTACCAATTAAATTATATGCATCTTGATCTAATGCGGAATATCCACTACTTACATCAATTTCATTTAATGTTACAGCGGCAGGTATAGTTCCGCTCACATCTCCATTTAATAAACACATTTTATCTTTTAATTGTAAAGATATAGAAACTCCTGAATTTGAATCATGTGTAATAGAAACTCCGCATATAATAAAAATACCTTGAGGAAACCATAAAGTTTTATATTCATTATATTTAGAATTATCTACAAAATTTTTTAATCCTATTTCAATAAAAACTTTTTTATTCAAAGAAATAAGATTATCAACGTTTGATAGATTATTAATAACTCCATCTGCAACTAAAGTTAAGTTTGCTGTTCTTCTTACTGAAGAATTACCATCAATATTAATACTTCCACTCGAAGCAATACCTTCAATACTTTCGACAGGTTCTTCATTCCAATTTAAAACAGTAACTTTTACACTTTGCATTTTCATTTTCATTAAATCTACTTGTTTTAAAAAATTTTTATCTTTTAAATAAGGATAATTATATTTCATGGTTAATCCTCCCTATTTATAGAATCTTGAAAAACTTTTGAAGTTCCGCTCAAAACAGAACCGTTAGTAATTACTTTTTTAACGATTTCTGCATCTTCTCCAGTTTCTTTTAATAAAGAATATTCTTTAATTTTAGCTAATGAACATTCATCTATTTCAACCGCTTGAGTTGTAAATTTATATATTAAATTATTTAATTGAGTATTAGGAGAAAAACTATTGTTTATAAGTTTTACTATTAAATTACCTTCAGAAGGAGTTCTTAATAAAATAGTTTGATCTTTAAATAAAAAATCTTTAACTTTATCTCTAAAAAATCTTTCATAAATATAGTCTTTAGTTTCTAATACTCTATTTTCTAAATTATAATTATCATAATAAATTTTACTCTCTCCAAAAATAGTTTCTTTTGTTTCAAACATTCCAGCATCATCCATATAACTATGAATCATACCTTCAATAGGCAAAACTCTATACATTAAATTACCATTTTTTCGAATAACTGGATATTTTCCGCCAATTGTATCTGTTTTTGATTCTGATACTGTATAATTAACATTATTTATTTTACCATCTAAATAGATTTTTAATTGTTTATCTTTTACAGTTAATAATATAAAATCTAAAACAACCATTTGAGGCTCTGTAATTTGAGAAGGCACAGTATAACTATTATTATCATAATAAGCATAATACTTATATAATACGCCACTTTCAACAGTCATATCATTAAATATATGTTTAGTTTCCCCTCTTGTTGTAAAAGTATGAATTGTCTCCCAAGTTTTAAAGTTATCAATATTAGAAGCTCGCTTTACTATTACAGGAGCGGTAAATGCACTCCCTCCTCTATCTATTTTTAATTGAATAATGCCATTTTCATTATCTGTTATAGTTTGAATATTAAATAAACTATGCTCACTACTATAACTTATTTTAATTTGATATATTAATGGATTACTTAAATTTGTATATAGATTAATTGTAGTATAAATTAATTTTACATAATAATTATATGTTTCTGCTTCATCTGCACTATCTAAAAATGATGTAAAACTATATCGAATACTATTTGGAGAACTATTTTGATTTGTTAAAATCTCTCCACTATCTTCAATTAAATTATCTTCATCATCATATAATAATAATTTATATGATTTTAAAGTTTCCAATTCAGATTTACTATTTGCTATATAAGAAAAACTTCCTATTATATCTAAAGAAGGCTTTCTAATTGTATTAATAGCACTAGCAGATAATCCTGTTAATGTAATTTTAGGAGTTTCAATTCCTTTTATTAAACATACTGTGGACCATTCTGAAAAACAATCTAAATATTTAGTATACCAATTTGAATCAACAGGATTAGTTACTTGAGATATAATATTTCCATCTTGATCTCTAGTGCTTGTAAATCTTATTTGAACTTTATAATATATATTAGTTAACAAAACTCCATTGCCATTAGAATCTTTAGTCACTAATGCATTTCTATCTATAACTATATAATATTTTTTATTTCCATCTTCATCTATTTCAGAATATAATTCTGTTACTCTAATCCCTGACGATGCCGCTGAAGTAAGTAAAGCTGTTTTATTAGTATCTTGTCTTACTAATGTTACTTGTACATTATTGCATACATCATCAAAAGTATTATAATCAGATAAGGATAAATAAATTTTATATCCTTCAATAAATTTACCTCCTGATATAGATACTATTTCTCCCTCCTTTAAAAATGCAGGCATGTATGTATCTAGCACAGGCGGATATATATTTACTCCAACCGCCATATTATTCTCCTTTTCTCACAAAAATTTTATTTTATTTACTGAATATATATAAAAAATCTTTCTAAAATATGAATGTAATTAGACCAAAAAAAAAGAGAGCGAACATAAAGTTCGCTCTTCTTTATATATTACTCATCTACTGAAACATCATTTGTATCTTCCTTTTCTGAAGAATTAATCTTTTTTAATTCAGAATTATAAATTAAAATAACTTCATTCATAATATCTTTTACAACATAATAGATAGGAACAATTGATAATCCGCTATCATTAATTGCATTATAAAGATTTTCTTTTAATGCTTCAACTGCTTTAATTTCCTTAGTGTCAATAGTTTTTGATTCCATAGTTTTTTATCTCCTTTTTTCTCTTAATTTTTCTTAAAGAAGAATGCTGTCCAATGCATTTTTATTGCATCATTTCCAAATTCTTCTTTAGTTGGAATTCTATTATAATTTATATAAAAATTTCTAACAGTCTTTACAGTTTCATCTACTCCATCCTCTTCTATAATTTCAGAAACACTTGTAGTAATACCTTTTAAATCAATAGAAATGCAAAGCTGAACAGAAATTTCATCCGATGTTAAGCTTCCAAACACAGGTGTTAAATCAATACCTTGTGCTTCAGAAGGATCATCAATATAAATTGCTTTAAATAAATAATCATCTAAAGTAAAAATTTTATCATAATATTGGTTTGGCGGATATGGTATATTATAAGTTCCATCTAACATTGAAACTAATATATCTCCACCTTCATGTAGTTTTAATCCCTCTGTATTTAATTCTGCATAAGTTTCAATAATTTCCTCTCCAGTTTCAGAAGAAATCCCTTTTCCCATAAAAGAAAATTTCCCTTCCCCATCTATCTGAAAGTCTATATACTGACTTGCATTTAATAATATTCTATATCCTGATGCTAATTCTAAGCATGGTTGTTCATCAAATATAATATTATTAGCATTATCTACAGGAACCCATCCTATAATACGAGGAATAACTGTTAAATCTTCTCCAATATTTTCATTCGTAAAAGCAAAAACTTTACCTCTATCAATTAATACATTTCCTAAATCTTTTCCTTCTATTCCTAATTCAGCAGAACTTGAGAAAATATATTTATCAGTAGTAAAATTTAATTCATCCATAATAATAGCATTAACTTCTAACTGTTTTGCTAATATTAAACCATTACTATATATCCTACAATTATTATTAATATTTAATTCATTACCTTCAATTAAATCACCCAAAATTTTTAATTCAGGTGCTAAAATTCCATTTTCTTTACTAATAGCACAATATGTATATGCTCCATCATTTAAAACTAAGTTTGGACCTACTAAAGTACGTTCAATAGTTTCTGGATTAATAGCATCTGCATATAAAACATCACAACGCAATTCTTTAATATATCCTACTCCTTCACTATCAACTTCAAAAGTTCCATTTTCAAAAAGAATAGAACCACCTGCTGCTATAGTTAATCTAGCGCCTTGAAGATTATCACTAGAAATAGTTAAAGCATCTAAAATAGTAGCTTTTTTACAAAACATTGAACCATCGGTTGTAACTTGAAATTTAGGATCATTTTCTTCCTCATTAACTTTACCAATATTTAATCCTAATGCTCCAAAATATATATCTGCTGAAGCTCTCATTCTTTTATAAATAGTTTCCTGATCTACTTGAGTAACTTCATTTGTCTCCTCATTGATTTCTTCTTTATCAAATAACCACGCATGTTCTTCCCAGTCATAATATAAATTTCTATAATCTAAAGAAGCATTCATCAATAAAGCAGTCTTTGATATTTCAAAATTACCTACAAAACATCCATTAGCATTTAATTCATCTGCTGTAATTTTTCCACTAATCTCAGCTTCTTGTGCAAATAATCTACCATCTTCATCAACAGAAAACATCTCATTACCATATTTTATACTAGGATTAATTAAATCAATATACATACCTGTTTTATTAATCTTACTATAATTGGCTTGAATGCTTGCTTGAGGATTTCCAAGTCTATCTGTACTAGGATCAATAATAATTTTAGAAGATTTAATTCCAAGTTCTACTTTTCCAGTGTTACCATCTAAAAAGAAAGTTCTTTCACCTTGGCTATATCCAAATAATCCAACATCACTTGTATTTTTTTTCTTAACATTAATAGTACCCATTATCATTCCAGTAAAAGAATTATCACTTTCTTTTCTTCCCGCTCCAATTTGCGGAACTAGTAAAACATCATTATCTTCATTAAGTGTATATATATTTCCATCCCAATCATTAATAGCTGTAGAGCTATATCTATTTATTAACATATGAATAGGAAAATGTATTATATTATATACATTAACATAAAACGGAAGTAAATTCTTATAATTTTGAAATTCTGCCTGAATCATATTTTCTTTTTCTTCTTCTGTATATTCTAAATTTTCTTTAATAGTATCAACTTTCAGTAAAAATTCATCATATATTATTATTTCTTCTTCAGTCATTTCATTCATTGGATGGTCATTTTGCCAAGTTACATCTGATTGCCATTCTTTTTCTCCTATTGATACGATAATTGAATTATCTGCTTTGCTACTAGTTAAAACATCATCTGGAGCAACCCATTTTTTATTCTTTACTTCTTCGTTATTTTTAAATGATAAATTTGGTATTTCTCCACCTAATTCCCATTTATATTCTACAATATCTGTTACATCTTCAAAAACATCTACATCAGTTTCTTTTAAAGATTTAATAATAAAAGGATTAGTTTGATCCCATTGCGGATTTACTCCATCCGGTCCATATATAGCTTCTATGAAACCACCTAACTGAGGAGCAGATAAATAATTATTATTATCTACTAATATTGTTATAATAGGTAAACAACTTGAATAATAAATACCATTATAATTAAAAGAAATTTTAACAATATTACAAGGATTTAATTCAAATCTACCTGAACTTGAAAAATCTCCTAAATTATTTACTGCATAATAACTATTTTTAGATAACATTTGCCACTTTAAATTAGATATTTTTTTACCTTCTGTTGTGACTAATCCATCATAGCCAGGAATTGTATTACTATCAATACCTTCAAAAATTTTTTCTCCATTTTTCCAAAATGCAAATTTTAACCATTTTGAACCACTTGTAGTAAAATTAACTGGAGAAATAGCGGGACTAATATTATAATTGATAATTTTAACAATAGGGATATCAGTTCTATCTGTAAAATCATTAACTTTACTTTGAATTAAATCTATTGTAATACTATATTCAGTACCATTAGTACCTATTCCGCCCTCTTTAGTAAACAATAGAGTTACATATGCTTGTAAATAAATTGAATTATCATCTTTATTTGTTAATTCTAATTTAACAGTATTATTATTTTTACCAACAGAAAAAGTATCTGCTATAGCATATGCTAATTGAGTCTTATTTAATAAAATATATTCAGTTTCATTTTCAGTTAATATTGCAGTTTCTTCAACATTAACAATCATAGTTTTAATAGCTGGATATGTCCATTTTATATTGAAATTAGCTGCAATAGTTGAATCCGATAAAACATTACCACTAGAATCGACTAAAATAAATTTTAACGGATCGATTGTTATTTTTTGAGAACCCTTACTATCATTAGCTGGAGATATTCCATTTGCATCATATTTATATAAAGGAGGTTTTTCAATAGATAATATATATCCTCCTGTAGATTTTCCGTTTGTAATAATAACTTTATCTGTTCCAATAACCATAGATTCTTTATTGTCTTGATTAGTCCAAGTTACTGTAACAGTATATGTAGCCATTGTATCTATATCAATAGCTTTAACATTTCTTAACCATTGACCATCAATTCTCGTTTGGTCTTCATATGCTGCAATCTTTTTGGAATATTCATCATAATATGGATACTGCTCTAAATAAAACACTCCTGGATTATTAGCAATATATTCATCTGCTTTTGAAATATAGTCAACCCAATAAGCATAATCACTTGGATCTACTTCTGGATTAATTGGAACTGTATTTCCATAAGCATCTGTTTTACCCCAAGAATATGTTAAATTATCTGTTATTTCAACATCTGAACGTCTAGTTACACATTTTAAATCTGCTGTTCCTTCATCATTATACCAAGAAATCTTTCCATCTACAATTTGATCACATTCAATTTTTACAGTATAGACATGGTCTCTATTAATAATTTCTTGATACGCTAACGTATTCACATCTTCATACGGAATAACACATTTAAAAGTAGAATATTCAACTGGTAAATAATTTTTTTGAACTATATATTTATCAATTCCTTTTGTTGTCCAATTTTTCCCAACTTTAGTTCCATTTTCATCTATAATATCTGTATAATCATTTACACATCTCCATCCTATTCCACCTTTAGAATGATAACGCTCACTGTCTGTTGTAATAGTATTATCTTGTAAAAACCAATATATATCAAGAGTAGAAGAATCTACTACTTTTCCATTTATTTTAAAAGTAGCTATAATAGGTAAACTTTTAGTTGCAGTATTTTCAATAAAAATTGAACCTTGCGGAGTTGATAAGCTTATGTGATAACTAGTTAAATCTTCTTGCGGAATTGGCTTTGCCGCATACATTTCTAAATCAGAAATAAATAAATCATCTATCTCAACACCTTTAGGGAAATTATCACATAAAAATACTATTTTTGAAATGCGAATATATTTAAAATCAGTATATTGAAAAGCTTTAAATTGTCTAGTTTTATTTATAAAAGTATAAGGTTGACCTGTCATTTCCAATGAACTTAATTCATGGTCTCTATATTTAATATTGCCAGATGCTTTATCTTCATACTGAATAGTTATCCTATAAGTATATGTACCATTAGTTTTTTGACTTTCAGCTAAATCAGTTCTAAAATTTGCAGCCATAATAAAATATTCCGCTTTAGACATATATTCTGAAGCTACTTTTTCATCTACGGTAATTAAATTTTTAGAAGGTTCTTGACCAGCATCATAAAGAGTAATTGATTTTCTATTTATATCATAAGATAAAGCAGATTTTAGAGCAAACTCTCCAGTGTCATTTATAATATCTGTACCAATTTTATCAAAACTTTCTTCTGTACCTGCTACAACAGAAATATAATCAGTTGATAAATTATTTACAGAACCAATAATTTTCTTAGTCTTACTAAAGTCATTTGAAGGTACTAATATATACACATCTGTATTTTGCGCATATGTAGATTCCTTTTCAGCATAAGCAACAAATATACTATCTTGATATTTTACTCTATATTTACCTCTACTTTGGTCTTCACAGCTAAGAATTTTTGCTTGTATAGTAGCATCAAATTTTGCTTCTTTTACTTTTTGTTTCGCAGTTATTTCAGCTGCTTCATTAACTATACTGGCAAAATCATTCATAACCTTTTCCTCCTTTTATTTCTTCTTATATAAATTAAAAAAACTAAAGATCTTCTTAATGTTAATTGACCAATAAAAAATAAGAGGAGGCTTAGCCTCCTCTTAAATACTATCTTTTTCTATTGACATTAAATGCCATTTGAGAAGCTCTATTTGTTAATTGGTCTATTGCATTCATAATATCCTGAGAACTTCTTGCATCTTCAAATATAGCATTAATGCTAACTTGTTGCTCTACAATTGCGCTACTTAAGTTGTCTATTGCGCTAATAATATGACTTAATTGGTCTACTATTTGATTTTGTGTGCGTAAACTACTTTGCTGAACAGTTTTCATTTGAGAAGACATTGCTTCAGTTAAATTATCAAAATTTAATCCATGTCTTAACTCTTTTATAGTATCTAATAAATTAGAAGTGTCATCTTCATTTAATACTAATTCTTTTTGATGTAACAATGCTAATCTACCATTCGCTTCTTGGCTACCATTTAGCCATCTTCCAGTATAACCGCCAGATTTAAAACTTCTTATTTCTGCTTTTTGCCATGATGCTCGTTTACTTATGTCAGGTCTAGAAGAATAAGGACCAGCTAATCTAGTTTTACTTTTTGAACATTGAGTACTAAAACCATATATATAAAACTGTTTAGCTTTTGAACTTATAGATGGAGTTGTTCCTGAGCTAGGAGAGCTTGAACCGCCACCTCCTCCTCCTCCTCCGCTACCACTACCGCCTCCGCTTGATTCATTAATAGTAACAGTTTTAAAGGTTTTAATTTCAGGTTTAATACTATTCCATTCTTTTAAACTTGCGACTAAATTATCTAAAGCCTTTTGTGCTTCTAATTCTTTCCAAGTTTCTTCGTTTAATTGTTTCTGAAGTTCAGTACTTTCTTTTGCAGTATTTATAGCTTCCTGTTTAGCCTTATCATATTGATCGGCTAAATTCTTTACTCCTGCCGCAATTGTATCATATGCAGTTTTTGATGCTTCTGCATTTTCAATAATTTTATCATTTTCTTCAACCCAGCCTTGTAAAGTTGTTAAAACGTCATCAGTATTTACTTGTAAATCATGTAAATCTGTACCAGATTGTGAAGATATTTCTTGTATTCTCTTTTGATATGTTTCTGCTGCTTTTTGAATTTCACTCCAAACATTTTGCATTACTGCCTGGAACCCACCTTCACCAGACATTTGTTGTATCATTGTTTCAATAGCAGAAGAATTACCATCTACAATAGTTGGTAATTGTTGCTGTACTATATCTTCTGTCATTTCGCTAAATGATTCCATATTAAGTCCAGTCATATGTGCAAATGATTCTGAATCAGTTTCATACATTAAAGCTAAGGCATCATAAGAAGATTGCATTAAATTAGTCTTTATATATTCATTCTCAGTAAGAATACCATTAATCATATCTCCATATTGTTTTTCATATAAAACTCTATATTGTTCATATTCTTCTGATTCTCTTCCATATATTTTAGCTACTTCTATCATTTTTGATTGAAATTCAGAATAGATATTATACATATCATCTAAATTCTGTCTATATGCATCTTTATCAAGATTATATAATTGATTTTGAGCTTCTGCTAATTCTTGCTGTTTATTAGCTACACCTTCTTCATCACCTGCATATTGATATGAGTAATTACCTTGACTATCTCTTTTTAATCTTAATGTTGATTTATTTTGTTGAGCCTCTTCAAGAGCGATTTGTTTTAAAGCGATTTCATATTTTAAATTAGCTCTGTCTATATCATATTGAGTTAATTTATCTTTTTCTTCAAGATAGCCTATTTCTTGTTGCATTAAATCATTAAGCTTTTTCTGTGCAGATAAACTATCAGTATCATTAATAGACTGTTGGTATTTTCTTTGAAGCTTTTGAACTTCATAAGTAGAATTAATTGTATCTAAATATCTATCTGCATTTTGATTCATTAATTCCCATTCTTCACCAACATAATCAAGACTTAATCCATCTGTTAGACTTGAATTTAACTTATCAAAGATTTGGTCTATACTATTTTCATAAGAAGCAATAATAATATCTAATGTATCTTCAACTGCTGTATTCAACTCATTCATTGAATTCATCCAATTCTCTTTAGCTTTTTTGTAAGCATCATCATTTTCAGCATTTTCCATTTGCTTTTGCCAAAAATCAGCTTCTTTTTTAAGCATATCAACTTTACCAAGAGAATTTTTATATTGAGCGTCATACCATTCTCCAAGTTTATCTGAAGACTCATCTCCATATAATTGTTCTATTAAAGATATATTATGTTCGATATGATCACTAACAGCTTCATAACCAGCAATTTGGTCATCAAAACCCTCTTGAATTTCATCAAAAGTATCTAATAAACCTTGATTAATTTCATCCATTAAGTCTTCTATACTTTCCATATCAGACATCATTTGTTCAGTGTATTTCTTTAAATCTTCTTGCGCGGCAGCTATATTATCTACCCAAGTTCCAGATTCTTCATCATACTCAGAATATACATCTGAATGACCACCATTTTGCATATTTTGAATATCTTCTTTAATTTTATTTACTCTATCTATTTCTGCTTGGACTCCAGTATCTTTATCCATGTAATTCATAAATTTATTTGCAGCGGTCTGAGTTCTACCAGCAGCAGTTTTATCTCTTTTTTCCATTTTACTTTGGAAATTTTCAAGGACATTTTCAGCTTCTCTAGTTTCTAATTTTAAATCAATAGTCATAGAGAATTTTTCAATTTTGAGTTCTATTTTCTTATTTAAAGCATCAGCTATTGCATTGGCGGTCTCAATCATTTCATCTTGAGTTAAAGTTTCATATCTAGAAATATCTTCCATAAATTGGTCATAAGCAAATTCTGCATCTTCAATTTGTTTCTTTAACTCATCTGTCTGCTGATCTGCTGATAATTTATTATAATCATCAATCATTTGATTGATTTCATTTGTTTTATTAACAATAGCTTCATTGTAATTAGAAATATTTCCCTGGTCATCAAAAGTAACACCTTGTTCTGCTAAACTTTTAATTTGTTTAACTTCTCCGTTCTTTTGAACAGTATGTCCTTTTGAACGTAACTCTTCTGCTTCTTCTTTTTGAAGTCTTTGTTTTTCTGTTAAAACATTAATCTCTTTATCTAATAATTCAAGCTCCTTTTGATATGATGCAGCAAGATCAACTCCTGTAAGAAGTTCTCTATTTTTATTAAGACGCTCCATTTCACTATTAATATCTTTAAGAGCAACTTCTACATCATGATAGCGATTAGTCTTAGCATCTTTATAATTTTTCTTATCGGCTTTTGCGCCTCCGCCTCCGCCACCTTTTTTACCTCCACCAGAATTAGATGAAGATTTATTATTCATACTTCCGCCAGCTTTTTTAGTAACAGACTTAATTTCTGGAGTAGAGCCGTCTGTTGACATTGCTACTGCACCGACTTCACCTTTTTCAGCCGTTCTATTTACAGTTTCAGTCCAAGTTCTAACGCTAGTAGGATATGTAAAAGAAGGCATTCCACCTTCACCATCAAAAGTGTCAATCCCTTCAACTTTTGTATGTGTAATTTGTTCAGGTCTTACATATTCAATTGGTTCACTTGAAGAAGCTAAATTTACATCAAATCCCATTCCTGAAAATAATGCATTAACTTGATCTTGTGTAAGTCCTGCTTGTTCAATCATTTCATTACATGCAGCAATAAATGCAGCATCGTCTATTTCCGCTCCAACTTGCAAATCTCCCATTGAATCAAGCATAGATTGAAGATTATTAACTTGTTCAAGCAATTGTTCATTTGATAAAGCACTATCATCCAAGTCTAAATGCATAACAATATCTTCAAGCATTGACGATCTTAATCTATCTATTGCATCAGCATCTCCATCTGCAGCTTTAGCTATATCTTCCATATTTTCTGTTACGAAATCATCACTAATAAAATCTTCTGTAACATCAAGTAAATCTGCCATTGCTTCTTTGGCACCAGACATTGCATCAGTATATTCTTCACTTGTTTTAGAAGAGTTTTTAAGAATATCTGACCACTCATCCCAATTTTTAGAAAGAGAATCAACACCTTTATTCATTCTTTTAATTTGAATAGCTAAATCTTGACAATCCTCAAGATTATCTTTTAAATCATCTGATAATTCTTCTGAATTATCTGCCATATCTTTTAAAGAATGCGCGTAATCTCTTACCTCTTCACTATCAAGATCTTCCATTCTTGCTGCTTCATAAAGTTCTCCAGCTCTTTTATTATATGCAGCTTTACCTTCATCTTGAGTTGTTCCTTCTATATCAACAAAAGCGCCTTGTTCTTTTAAATCATTCAAATCTCTTAATGATTGCGCAGAATTTGCTGCGGTTTCGTTCATTGATATAATTTCTGATTTAAGAGATTCCATTTCTGCTTTAGATTTTTCAATATTTTCTTGTAAAGCAGTTTGCTGTTCTTGAAGTTGTTGAGTTGTATCAATATCATTTAATCCAATACCTTGCTCCTGTAAAGCCTGAAGTTCTTGCTCAACTTCTAAATAGCTATAATAATCTTCTGCTCCACTATCATAAGTAATAGCTTTTTTTGCATTATCTAAATCGCCATATGCTTTTTCGAGATTTAATATACTATCATACTCTTGCTTTAATTCTTCAATTTTTTCTTTTCTTACATCTTTATTATCTGATCCTATATATGTATTTTCAATTTCTTGCTTTTTTGCTTCAAAGTCATTTATTTCATTCAAAGCTTCTTGTGGACCTGTTCCTATTTCATCAACAAAATTTTGATATCTATTCTTTAAAAAACTATTATGTTTTATTTCACTATCACTTAATTTATCGCTAATAGCTTGCAAATCTTCTTGATTGGATTTCATTGCTTCAGTATAAGAATCTAACAATTCAGTTTTCATCTTTTGGGTTGCACCCATCAAAGCAATTTTTTGGTCTTTAAAATCAATTCCTTTTAATTGTTCTAAAGACATATTTATTGCATCTTGAAATCCTTCTAATCCAAAATATGATGCTAACTCTTCATCAGTAAATGCTTCTTTATCTTCGTCAGCTAATTGAATATCTAAATCTAATAAAACAGTCTTACTATTTGCTATTTCAATATCTTTTTCATACACTCTCAAAAATTCATTTAAATCATTATATGCCTCTGCCGTATCCAAATGTAAATATAAATATTCAAATTGTTCCTGAGTAAGTTGCATATCTTTAGCAACGATTTTGTTTTTAGCTAATGATTCATTAATTTCTTCCGCCATAGCATCATTAGTTAATTCTGAATATTGAGCATAAAAATTTCTTGCTGCCTCTAATCGTTCTGCATAATAAGCGTCCCAATCTTCAGCATTTTCTTCAGTCCGAGCTCCATATTTTTCATTTGCTGCAGCTTCTGCACTTTCAGTTGTAGCTTTATGAAAATTTTGTCCTTCCTTAAAACCTTCATTCTCATCATATCTTGATTTTAATTCATTTTCAAGGAATAATTGCTGTTCTGTATCAACAGCCTCTTTATAATTATCAAGATTATCTTTTTGATTATCTAAATATTCTCCAATCTGCGCTGCCGCATCTAAATCAGAATATTTAGAAAGAACTTCCATAAGTTCATCATAATTTTCTGTATAAGCTTCAACAAGAGAATCTGTTGAAATATGGTCTTTATTCTCAAAATCAATACCGGCCTTTTTTAATTCTTCAGTAAAATCTTTTTCTTTGTTACTAGGGACACCCATACCTTTAAGGTCAATAGTAGACTTTCCATAACCAAAACTATCTTCTCTCTTTCCTGCATCGGCCATAATACCACGCTTAATAGCGTCTTTATCATAACCAGCTTCTTTTTTAGATTGGTCATATAATTCAGAATCAGCTTTACTTTGAGCTTCTTTCATTAAATTATTAAGCTCTTCTTGGTCAGCAATTAAAGCTTTTAATGCGAGGTCTTCTTGTCCATATTGCATACAAAGGTCATAAGTTTTTTGTCTTAATTCTTCAAGAGTAATTTGACCATTTTTATATTGATCATATAATTCTTCATATCCACTTACTATAGCATCAATAGCTTCTTTTTCTTCTCTTAATGCTTCTGTTTGTTCATGCGCAGAGTCTGCAGCATTTTGAGCTGCTTCTGCTGCTCTTTTATTAGCTTCAACATTTAAATTTAATAATTTAACAACTCCAATAATGACCACTGTAAGTGCAGCAAATGCGGCTACTAAAGCTAATGAAGCAAGTAAAACTGAATTTCCTGTTTTCGCTAAAATAACATCCCATGCAGCTTTTAATTTTTCTTGACCTATTAATGTTTGTAAAGTTGGAATTAATGCAACGAATGCTCCAGATAAAGCCATGACGGTTTGTGTCATTTTTTCTCCAGTTGAAATATCGTCATTATTCCATATATTGCCTAAATTCTGTAATGTTTGAACAGCTCCAACAACACCCATAATAGAAGAAGCTAAATCTGTATATTTTTTAATTTTCGCTTCTAAATTTGCAGCATCAAGAACATCTTGTTGATTATTTTTTGCTTGTTCTTGATTTGCTTTAATATTAGCCCCTTGTTGTTGTCCAACCTCACTAGCTTGCTGTTTCATTTCTTCAATTTTTTCTTCAAATTTTACTCCAGCTCGTTCAAAAATATCCGATAAAATTAGAATTAATGATTCTTCTCCTTCTCTTTCTTTTATTCCCATTAAAGTAGCTAAATCCATTTCACCAGTTTGATCAATTGCATTTTTTAATTGTTGTACAATTTCATTAGCTTCATTTTGAAAATCTGATGGAAATAAATCTAATTGAACTGCATTATCTAATTCTGTTTGTAAATTTGATAAAAAATCTTCAGTTTTAATATTTTGAAAATAGCTTTCTAAATTAATTAATTCATTCAGTTTATCATCTACTTCATCACTATTGCCAAGAAGATCTATTTTTCCAGAATCAAGTTCTTCTTGAAGCTCTATTAATCTCTCATATTTTGTTTCTATATTAGTTAATTCTTTTTCAGCTTTAGAAAATGTTTCTTGATCTTCATCTAATAAAACATTTAATTGATTATTTTGTTTTTGATTAAATTCATCTTTTTCATTAATACCTTGATAGTTTTCTCCAGTTTTTGCTTTAAAATAATCCTCAATTTCTTGTTGAGCGTTATCATAAGATTCTGCTTCTGCATCTATTGCTGCTTTTGCCTCTAAAGTAGCAGTCATTATCTCTCTTGTTTTCTCAGAAACAGAATTCATTAATGGCAGTTGTTCTTCATATGCTTTTGCAAAATTAGCAACATAAGGGTCATTGTTTAAAGTCATTTCTTTTAACATTTGCATCTTTGCTGCTGCATTTTCAGCATTTTGTTTCATACCATTAAGATTTGTTGCTAAATTTTTAATACTACCTGCAATTTGTTTATTAAAAACTTTTGTAAGAATAGAACCTAAATAAGCTAATGCGGCACCGCCTCCGCCAATACCATCAACAAAAGTTGATAATACATTTATTAACTTTGTAAATATTTCTATTAAATCTTTAAAACTGTCTGTATCTACTAAAGAGTCAAATAAATCTTCTTTTGCAGCTTTTAATCCATTTAATTTAGCTGTCAAACTTTCTGCATAAATCTCTTGTTGTTTTTGCAGAGTACCATTTGCTTGCATAGAAACATTTAAAGCATCTTCATAATCTGCCCAGTTATCAAATAATGCAATTAAATTATTATATTGACGAGTACCAGCCATAGTTTGAGCAAGTGAAATTTGTTGTTCTCTTGAAAGAGTAGCCCATTTTCCACCAATCTCTTCTATAACCTCTCCAAGATCTCGCATATTACCAGTTGAATCAAGTACGCTAAATCCCATTTCCGCCATTTTCTTAGTATAGTTACCAAGAGAAATCTCTGCTTCTGCTGTTCCTGCTTTTATATCAGATATACGAGCATAAATAGTTTTAAATGCAGTACCAACAGTAGATGCATCTTGTCTTGTAACAGAAATAACTGTTGATAAAGTTGCAGCAAGCTGATCTTCACTTACACCCATCGCATTTGCAGCAGATGCAACTTTTGCCATACCTTCAGATAATTCTGCTAAACTTGAAGCTGTAGCAGCACCAACAGCAGCTAATTTATCCATTGCTCCTTCAGCATCTTCTGCAGCAACTTTATAACCGTTTAATACGGCAGTTACATATTCAGCAGATTGATCTCCGCTAAGACCAGTAACATTAGAAACTTTTAAAGATGTCTCTGCTCTTGCAGCAACATCTTCATCACTTAAACCTTGTTGATAGAAAGTTAAAGCAGCATCTGTATAAGCAGTTGTTGTTGTTTTTAAAGATTTTGCTGCATTATTTGCTTGAACTGCAAATTTAGCCATATCTTCAGAAGATTTATTTGTTACTATTTGAATATCATTTAAAGAACCATCTAAAGCTTTAGTATATCCCCATGCTTCTTGAATAGAACCCGTCAGTTTATTAATAATACTTGAAGAAATATTCCATTTTAAAGTATTACCAAGAGTAGTAGCCATTTTACTAACTAATTCATCTGTTTTCTTTACATAGCTATTTGTAGTAATAATTTCTGTACAAATTCTTCTAAAAGCAGAAGCACCAACATCTCCAGCACCGCTTAATCTAGCTTGTAATGCATTTAATGAACCATAACTTTTTTCGACTCCTTGTTGAAATTTAGCTATATTCATTACTCCTAAATCTTGATTAAAAGAATCTTGTAAAATATTATCTAAATCTCTAGCTGCGTCTTGCGCATCTCTTAGTCCTTGTTTTATTTTACTATAAGGATCTGAAGAAACTATGTCATTAGTTGTCATTGATTGAATAGATTTTAATTCTTCTCTAACAGCTTTTAAACTCTCACTATTGACATTAAAACCTACATCAAATATTACTTGACCGCCATTTGTAGCCATTCCTTTTTCCTCCTCTTTTTATTTTGAAATAAAAAAAATACCTTTACTATCATAATATGATAATAAAGGTATTAATCTTAATTTAATTTGACCAATTACTCTGAAACAATAGGTCTACCACCATTCGCGGCAGTTGCAAAGTCAATAACTTTCTGATATTTCTCAGGGTCAAACTCTTCTACTATTTTAGCTGCAGCTTCCGCCTGAGCTGGTAAATCTGTAATAATTTTTGAAATTAAAGCTGTTGCTCTATTTTCATACTCTTCAAGCTTTTTCATAGTTGTTTCCAACATTTCTGAAATATAATTATATTGCTTTATAGAAAATCCATCAAGTATTTCAAACATTAAACCTGAACGTTGTAATTCATCATAAGTTTCAAATTTATTAATTCTATCTTCTGATTCAAATTTAATATCAGTAATCATCATTATTAAATTTACATGGAAAAATACATTTATTTTAAATGGATTATAAATTAAATCCTCTTTTGCCTCTTGTAAAGTAATCATAATTAAATCATAAATATCATTAGAAGATATTTCATTTTTAACAATAATTTCTTTCCCATTAAAATTAATAGTTTTTGTTTCTATTGGAGTAGAAACTTTTATATCTGAATATTTCATCCTTATATCTCCTTTTTTTTTCTATTTATATTATAACAAAAAATTTTTATTTTGTCAAATTAGTAAGATTTTTACGTAATCTCTTTAAGATTATTTAAAGTATCTAATTTTTTATTAAGTGATTTAGAACCTAAACTAGCTACTAATATATCATCAATAGCGTTAATACCTTTTTCATTAATAGTCTCAACAATTTTTTCACTAACTCCACTTTTTTTCACTAATTTAGGTAACGCTACTAATAATTGAGTCTTATTTATATTATTAATCTTATTAATATTATAAGCAATACTAATATACTGGCCTATCATTGCGCTAGAAAAACTACCCTCTTTAATTGCAAATTGAATATTGTGATTAGATTTTAAAACAATATCTCCTTTTAGAGAAGCTGGTATACTATCTTTTTCAATTAATTTATTTAAAGCAGATAATGCACCATTATCACCTTCTGAATTTCCTAATAAACTTTTATCTTCATTTATAACTGCTCCAGCATAAGCCTCAGCAATAAGACCTTTTGTTCCTATTTTTTTAGATTGACCATATGAGTTTCCATGTTGCTTCCAATAAAAATGATGAAAATATTTTGCATGTTCTTTTTCTGTTTTAACTTCTGTTTCTCCAGTTTTAGGATTTGTATAAAATTCCCATCTTTTTAATGCTTCTAAATAAACTCCACGTCTTTTTTCTGCTGATTGTTGTAATCTTTTATTGATTTCATCCATATCAGAATTATATTTAATAATAGAATCTATCATTGCTTTATTAAAGTTTGCTCTACCAGCATTTCTAGTTCCCATTTCATATAATTTTCCAGTAGCTAAATCGCTAAAAGCAAGTACATATCCATCTTCTGTAACATATGTAAGATGAATTTCTCTTCCAAAAAAAGTATTTAAAGCTTTTTCATATTGATGTTGTAATTCTAAAATTCTTCGAGTATAGGATATATCATGTATATCTCTCATATTAGAATAAAATAAAGCTTTTTTCCCTTTAGTTGAAATTAATTGTTCCATTAAAGATTCATGATTATCTAAATTAGAAATTTTTTCTATATTTTCTAAAAAATATTCAGATGCTTTTTTTAATTCTAAAAATGCATTTTTATCTTCCTCTTCTTCGACAACTTTTGTTGTGATTTCTTCAATTATTGTTTCAATTTCAGCTTTAAGATTTGCTTGTTCCATATAATCACCATCCTATAACAAAAAAAATAGAGGAAGGTATATACCTTCCTCCACCTTTTTATATCGTTTTAATATTAAATTATGACTTATCATTGCTAGCAATTGAGTCATTATTAATAATATTACCTTCAATTGCTCCATCTAAAGCTTCGCCTTCTGCTTTTTCTTGAGTTACTCCTTTTGCATGACGCATTACACTATGAATATCTGACTTAGCAGCAACTTCTTCATTTACAATCTGAATTACACAAAGCACTTTCTTAGTACCATCAAAGATTGTATATCCTGGGAAAGCATCCATTGTGAATGTAAATGTTGAAGGATCACCTGTTGAAGCCATTGAGAAAGTAAAGTTAGACTGAATCTTAACATTAGGGAATGTAATTTCAGCTGGCATATCTTTACCATCTGTATTTCTGAATAATGTTGAAGCTTCTACATAATAGTTACCAGCAAAGTTCTCAGCATCAATCTGAAGTTCTTGTACAGATGTGCCTGGTTTAGTAATATAGTAATCAACCATTACATTGCTACCTTTAGCTTCTGTTGCAGTAAGGAATTTACCACCTTCATCAACAGTAACCCCATCTATTGGGCCTCCTGTAAGAGAGCCATCAGACTCAAGAGCCATAACAAAGATTGGAGCTGTAGCATCAATCTTTTCAGCTGTCTTAAGAGCATCTGTAAGATCAATCTTACCATCGTTATCAGCTAATGCTGTTGTTGTCATATGAACATGAACAATTTCTGAAGCTGAGCTAATAAGACCAGCACCTGAAAGCATTGAGAATGATACTGGTGAAAGTAATGCATCTTCAACAGTAAATGTTAAAGTTTTTTCACCTTCCCAAGCGATAAGTCTAGTATTACCTCTACCACCCTGTGCATATACTGTAGTTGCTGCACCTTCAATAGTGGAAGTCTTTGCTGTATCGATGTAAAGAACTGGTTGTCCTGGTTGGAATGTAGTACCACCAATTGAAATTGAAGATTTTGCTTTGAATACTACATTACAAATTTCTCTAACACCAAATTTCATATTGTTTTTCCTCCTTAATTTTTTAAACAATTTTTATTAAACTATGAATGAATATCTTTCATCCAATTGTCTACTTCTTGAAGACCCTCTGCTCCAGCCATTTTTGCTTGAAGATAAATATCATTAGATAATTTTAATTCATATCTACCAAATTCATCATATAATTGATAAATAGTATAATTCATTAAAGTATTTATATCTTTATGATTACCAACTGCAAGAATTGAAACATATCTACTTAATATAGATACATCTGATTGTTCTTCTCCTCTAGCGGCGGCCGCTGCAGCTCTACCTCGCCGCAATTTTTCTGCTATTTCTCTTGCTTTATCATTAGCAGGATTATAATCTTCTTTAGATGAAGAAGATAAACAAAAAATTTCTTTAATAATATTTACAAAATCTTGGAAATTTTCTTCTCTAATGATATGCATTTCCTTTTCTCCTTCTTTTACTAATACAATTCCATTAGTTGTAAAAGTAATCTGAAAATTAGGAAACATCATTGCAAATAACATTTTTACTGCAACTTGTTGCTGCTTTACTTTTGGGTCATTTTTTTCTGTCATTATTGACATTATAATATCAAAATTAGTCAATCCATCTAAATCATTTTTGTCCTGTGAATATAATTTTTCTTTGTCAAATGTTAATACTCCACATGCCTTATAGAAAATAGGTTCTGTTAAGAAAGAAATCTCATTTAATGTTAATTGATGTATATTAATAGTTGCTGCTGGAAAAGGAATATCTATACCTGATAGTAATTGCAATTTATCCATAATAAACTGGGGCCGCTCCATTTTCAGGAATATAATCTTCTCTACCATGCGTTGCAAGATAACTTAAAGTATATCCACTTAAGTGTTCACTTAATATTAATTCATTGCAACCTACAAATTCTAAAGTTCCAATTCCAACTAATTTTTCATTATTTAATATTCCATCTATATATCCCGCAATTTGGAGAGGTCTTATTTTATAATCATTTAAATCCCAATAATCAGTATGGCATAAAATATCAAAATTAATAATACAATCTCTAAATTCTGGATTATCTGTTGGGGTAAAATTATCATAACTAAGAACTATATATGACATTACTTCATTATGTTCTTTTAATTCTAATTTAGGATTTAATCTAATATATCCTTTATCTTTTAATTCAGATAAAGACATATCTTGAATCAAATGACTATATTTATCATCAAAACAATCTTTTGTGTTAACAACTAATAATTTTTTTAGTGTTTTACTATGTTGTTTATTTTCTATAAAAAGCTTTTGTAAAATTAATTCAGTATTTTTTTCACAAGATAAAAAACTTGATTTTAAAGGTATATCTAAATGTGTAACCATTTACTCACTCCTTATATCTCCTATATATTATAAAGAATCTATTGTTACCGATAATTGAAGAGTATCAATTCCTTCTTGTTCATAAAAAATATTAAAAGAACCACTTTTGCCAGTCATAATATCAACTATTATTTGTTCTGATGATTGTTCTACTATTTTTATTTTAGAATTATCGATTTTCCAAATTCCATTAGCTACATCTAAATTTTGAATAGAATAAGTAACTGTGTCATAAGGTTTTACAACATCTAATCCTTTAATAAATGGAACATCAATATCAGATTGGTCTGTAGGTTTTTTTTCTTCATAATATTCATCTTTGATAGTATTTGTAAAAGTTTCTCCGAGAAGAACTTGAATAATACCATCTCCGCCATAAGTATCAATAGCCTTTACTTCCCATTGTTTCCCACCTATTTTTATTTCTGCAAAACGATGGAAAAAATCTAAGGTTTGTTCATTTTTTGTAATATACATTTCCAAAGAATAATTTAATGCATTCCAACTAATACCTTTTTTCTGTAACCACTTAATTGTTGTTTCTACTGGACCTCTAATATATATAGGATATTCAGTTCCATCAATTTCTAATACTTCTTTACAGCGACGGATATCCGCCCTAAAATAAGCATCTTCTTCTAAGAAACGAAGATATATTAACCATTTTGTATCATTCTCTTTCCAAGTAATAATATCTCCACCTTTTAAACCAATAGGAATAATACCTTGAGTAGTAGTTCCTTCTTGTGGAGCATTTAAACATATATCTTCAAAAGGAATAGAAAGAATTTTTTGGTCATAATCATTCTTTGTTTTATCTGGATTAATCAAGCATCTAAATTCTCTTCCATCTTCTAAAACTGCGGTTGCCGCCTGATAAGAATATAAAAGAGCCTTTTTTAAACTTTTAAGTTTATCTTGTATAAATCGGCCTTCTTGATTTCCTCCAGCGTATTTTAATCTTTTATTTAAATTATTTAATTCACGCATTGTCCTAAAGTATTTATAAGTGTTAAACATTCAAAAATAGTTCTTCTAAATAATTGAAAATCATCTTCTTCAGTTAACACAAATAATCCTTCCATTTTACATAATAACGAAAATAAAACTTCAAATTGACCGATGAATAATCTGTTCATTCCCGCTAATTCTTCTATCAAAGTACTTAAAGGTTTACGCCACTCTAATCCCTCTTCCCGCATAGGAAGAAGTTTATAAATTTGATTTGTAATTCTCTTTAAGTTTGTTTTAATAACTTCATTATCTATATTTATATCATACTTAATTTTCATTTTTAATCCTCCTTTTTCTTCATAATTGAACCAAAGGTAGATTTCATAATACCATTTTCATCAGACTTTCTTCTTTTGTAAAGTCTTTGTAAATGAAAACCAAGTCTCTCATAATCCTTTTTTACAGTTAATATCTTTGACATATGATTTGCTTGAGAAGTAAATTTAAAATCAGTACCACTGTATTTCATTCTTGTATTCTCAACAGATGCTAATTGTTGACTCATCCATTCTACTACCATATATGTACCAATAATATTAATTTCTTCATTTGTTAAATCAGCAGAAAAAGTCATATTATCAACATCGTAATTAAAAATATTTTGTCTAGGAAATTCAAAGTGTGGAAGTGCATCAAGCAATAAAGATACCAACATTTCTTCGGTTTCTTCCACTGTCAATTCCATATACATATCATCTGTAATTTTAGACAGGAAGTTTTCATATACCACAGAAAAATCTGTCATAATACACCTCCAAAATCTTATTATTTTACAATATTATATTTATTTTGAGTAGTGATTGGCGCAGCTTTTCTTCCGCTATTATCCTTAGTTTGAATAGCTTCTGCTTTTCTTTGAGGTTTATCTTCAGTCTCTGCAGTAGTTTCAGTATCTGCTGAAAGAACCTCATTTACCATAATTGCATTATCTATACTAAAACCAGTTTTTTCAAAAATCATTTTTCTTTTTCTAGTATCAGGTAATTCAATTTTTACTCCCATATCTTTAATAATATCAATAACACCTTGAGGAGCAAAATTAAGAGCATCTTCCAACTGGTCTAATGAACCAGTAGTTAATAATTCTTTAATTTCTGCTTCTGTGTAAAAATATTCTGGCTCTGGGTGTAAATCTAAAAAATCTAATGCATTCTGATCATCAATAATTAAATAATTTTTTAAGATATATTCTCCGCCATCACAATCTCTAAGTTCTTTTAATTCATTAATGTCAATTTTACGAGTTTGACCTAATGTAAACTGTCTCTTTACGCCATTTGGTAAAGTATAGCCTGTATAACCATTATTTCTATTTTTTACAGTAACATACTGTGTAGTTGTAGTTGTTGTTTCCATATTTTTTTCTCCTTTTATCTCCATATAGTAAAATATGGGGAGATTATCTCAAATAATCTCCCAATATTTTATTTTATTTATTATTAATCTACTCTCTTAAGAGAAGTATTTTGATATACACAAATATCATTAGAGAAGATAGCTCTAACTCCAACTTTCTTGTAAACCTGAACTTCTCTTGAACGATCATAGTTAACATATTCATCAACGATTGTCTGACCTTCGAAAGCAATCTTAACTGGCTTATCAGCACCTGATGGAATAATCCAAGCATATGAAGGATCAATTACCTTAGTAGTATTTGTTTCATCTTCATATGACTGATTAAGAACGATAACTCTGTGGTTTTTATAGTTAGCAAGATAACCATTATTCCACTTAGCGTTCTTCATTTCATCTGAAATCCATCCTTCTGAAGGAACCATAGTTGCTGCGAATTCATAAGTACAATAGATATCTGACTTTGCGCCATAAGAATCAGCAATCTGAATAAGTCTATCCATTTCCTTCTCGTCAAAACCATTCTGTGAAGTCTTATTAGCTGTCTGAACATTTGCTACAGCACCGATAAGCTGCTTTTCAATCTCAATATAAATACACTCATCAAGGCCTGCCATAACAACATCAAGAACATCTGCAAAATTTACTCTTCCATCAAGGAATTCCTCGAATCCAATTGCAGCTGCTCCACCGATAGCGTTAGTAGTTACTTCATAAGACTTACCATCAAGCTTGAATACTTCGTAAAGACCAGCAAGACCTACTTTACCAATGAACTGCTTAGCTCTTCTCTTAGCAGCCTGAGTAATCTTCTGAGTGAAGATTGGTCTTTCACCCTGCTTGAATGTCTTAATTTCTGCAAACTGTGCGTACTGAGCCATTACCTTAGCTGGAAGTACATCATCAATAGTTTGTTCAATAAGTGCAAATACTTTATTTTTATTTTCTCTGTAAAGACTATAAGTACCAGCGATTTCTTGAAGCTCTGTTCTAAGAGTTTCATTCATTGCTGAATAGCTTAACTTCTCATCTCCAAAACTATAAGCAACAGGAGCAGAAGCATCAGCCTTAGCAGTAGCCTTTGCAAGTTCAACTAATTGTGTAAAACTTAATGCCATTTCTTTATCCTCCTTATGCTATTCTTTGAATCTTAAGACCACGCTGACCATCTGGCATAGTGTAATCTTTAACAACAATAAACTTAACTGAATTAATATCACCAGCTGAAGATAATACAAGAGTATTTCTATCAGTCTTCTTAAGAGTAAGTACAGTACCTACTGCATAAGTTCCCTCTTCATCTACCATGTTTGTAGTATATACATCACCAATATTAGTCTTAACTAATCTTGGAGCAATACCATCCATTCTATAACCAGCTTGATAATCACTATGAGCAGGGCTTATTACAGCTCCTTCTGTTTCAGCACCATCACCATAAACTGTACCATCAGCATTAGCTGAAGTGAGTCTACCAATTGCTGGATCATTTGTAATATAGTTATCACCAACACGAATCATTGCAAAATCCTTATATGATAACCAATTTTCATAAATCTTAATCTCTTGGAATACAAGATATGGTTCTGGAGCAGCATCTGCTTCTGCTGTTGCATTTACACTACCGCTTGCATAATCATAGTACATAAATTCTCCATTTTGAAGAACTTTTACTTCTTTATCAAGTGGAAGACTTGCAAAAATTTGACCTGTCTTGATACCAGAAAGCTGATTAGGCTCTACTTGACCATAACCAATTCTTTTAAAAGCCATTTTTATTTCCTCCTTAAAAAATTAATATCTACCATTCTGAGTATTCTTTACTGCGCTAATCCAAGCTGGTAAAGAATCCTGCTGTCCGCTCAGACTAAATGTTGTTGCGACATCTGACTGAACTTCTTCTTCTGACTCGAAATTAACTTTCTTTCTTACACAAATAACAGAAAGTTTTGCCTCAATATCATCAAGTGAATACTGAGTCTTATTCTCAATAACATCTTTCTTATCTTCATCAGAAAGCATATAGAAAGAGTTAATAAGTGCATCTTTTTTCTCATTTTCAATTTCTTCTTTGAAAGATACAAGGGCTTGATATTTAGATTGAAGCTCGTTATATTGAGATTCTAATTCAGAAAATTTAATCTCTAAAGCAGAATATTCTTCAAAAGAAAATTTCTTTTCTTCTTTCTTATCTTCTTCATCTTTTGATTCATCAGACTTATTATCTTCTTTATCTTTAGGTTCTTTATTTTCTTCGTCATCCTTTTTCTCAGCGAACTCTTTCTTTTTATCTTCTTTATCTCCGCAAGCATAATCTTCTTCTTCTTTTCTCTTATCCTCGCCGCAAGCATATTCATCTTTCTTTTCTTCGTCCCTTACAGGCTCTTCTGTAGGCGCTTTTTCTTCTTTCTTTTCAAAGTCAGCACTTACATCAGAATTTTCAGATTGTCCCTCTGTGTTTAATTCAAAATCTTTATTTACATTTTCATTTGAATTGTCCAAAGTTTTTTCTGTATTATCTAATAATGCCATTTTTTCTTGTCCTCCTTCTAACGCAAACTTTAAGTCCTGCATCATATTAAATAAAGTGTTTTTAAAGTCATCGTCTAAACTAAATGTAGAACTTACTTTTGGGGCTGTTACTGATGAGCCTTCAAAACATGGCTCTACATCGTCACCTAATATACATAATTTTGAAAATACTGCGTCATTTATAATAAAAAATTCCATATCTTGTTTAATATTATTTGACCATTCTCCTTGTAAAGTTTCATTATCAAGTTCCATAGAATGTGGTTTTCCATCTCCTTCAACAGCACATTTACATTCTGGAAACTGTCCTGTCCATAGATAACCTGTAGTCATTAAATATTCTCTAATTACAGAATTTCCAAAATCATCGAAGTCTTCAAACTTCTGAAACCAAACCTTTGCGTCAGGAGCAACAAAACCATAAGGAATAGTCATACATTCAAAATGCACTCCTTGGTCATCAATAATAACTTTATCACCATGGTCAGCAAAATCTTCTTTTTCTTCACGATAATATCCTACAATAGGAGCGCCTCTTAAAGTTTTAGACATCTCTGTAGCAACATCTTTTGTAATATAAGAACGGTTGCGATTTTCTCCTAAATATAAAACTTTAATTTCACAAGAACTCATTAAAGGATTAATATCTAAAGGTTGAAGATTTATAAATTCAGGTGAATCAATAGTAGCTAATGATTGATGCATTATATTGTCCTCCTTTATTTTTGAGCTTCTTTATTCTGTATTGTCTTTTCTGTTACAGCCTCACCCTGTGATTCTTTAGTTGGGCGGCCTGTCTCTTTTGCATTTGGATCATCTTTCTTTAGCATATCCGCATTCATTGTATTACTTGAAATAGGCGGAATAAATACATTAATTAAATCTAAAATTTTATTTTCAAAATAAGCTGTTGCTAAAATAGATGATTGAGATTGACCTAAAGCAATTTGAGGTAACATTTTAGAATATCCTAATTGTGTTTGTTCTTTATATAATTTAGCTAATTCTTTATAATTATAAATAGTAGTAGGTAATATTTCTACACTAAAATATAATTTTTTAGGACTCTTATTTAAAGGTTTTAATAAACTATTTAAAAAGTCTTTAAATTGTAAAACTAAATTATACATCATTGCTTCATCGTTTAAAATAGATTTATCTAAAGCAATATTTCCATCTGTATTAAATTGCATTTGAGATACACCCGCTTGGTCAAATACTGATGCTTTAGCGTTTTGAATATTATCATTTGAAGCATCTTGTGCAGTATTATCAGTTAAGGTTTCTACAGAGACATCTGCGAATGTAGTTAATACATCAAGACCTATAGCTTTTCCAAGCATTATTACCGCATTATTATGCAATTCAGCAGCTTCATCTACATCAAAAACTAAATCTCCATTTTTATCAATAGGCATCTTTTGAACAATTATTTTTAATAATTGTTGTTGCATCTTCTTTTTATCTAAATCTATTGCTGCATCTAAATCTATAATTGCTGGAATAACCGCAATAAATGGCGGAAAATCTTCTCCGTTAAGATTGAACTTAATAGTATATTCTGGATCGAGAGTAAACCATCCTGTGGTATCTCCAGAGAATTGTGGAGGAAGTTTTCCTTCTTTGTATAAAATATAACCTTTAGAAAACTCTTTAGGAAATAATTTTAACATTTTCATTTTTTGATTAGTATCTCTAAAATAGTCATCAAAAAATTTCATATGAAATTCTACTACTGCTGCGCCATTCTTATCCTTGAAGCGAGTTCTACAATAATTAGGTGGTAATTCTTGAACTGTAACGCCTTCCGATGTTTCAATTTTATATCCATAATAACAACCATATCTTACTACTTTTAAAGCTATATCATTGCAAAATGCCTTTACTTTAAATTTATCAAGAATTGTTAAAGACTTATTAAAACCATCTAAGATTTTTTCTTGTTTTACATTTGTATCATTGATATATGGAGTAACTACCCAATCATATCTATATAAATATGCCATATATCTACACAATCTGCTATAAATACCTGATGTTTTAAAGAAAAAATCAGAAATATCTCTCATAGTTTCTAAATCACCATTATTAATAGCTCTTAAAACTTCTCTTTTGTCTCCTAAACGAGAATCTATTCGTTTAAAATCTCCAAGATTATAAGTAGCATCTTCAATTGTTTTCATTCCAATCTTTATTTTGGAAAAATCTACTTCTGGTCGTGCGGCGCTTTTTAGTATTTTTCTTTTTCTGATTTCATCTTGTACATTGTAAATCAAAACTTTGCACCTTACCTTTCTTAGTATCCAGCAGCTCTCATGATGTAATCATAATTAATCCTTGGCTCATCCCAGTAAGGAATGAGCACAAGAGTGTAACCATGTTTTTTACAATATTCTCTTTTTTGCATATCATTATACTGTTGTCTATATAAACCAACATTTCCGCCAAACTTACTCTTAGCAACATAATGTTGTTCACCTTGATATTCAATTAAAAAATCTATATTGCCTTCATCATCAAAAACTACAAAATCAAATCTAAGCGGACGTCCGCTTGAACTGACTAAGTCTGGAAAAGAATATTCTTCAGCGAAAGATAGTCCTGCAAATTTTAAAATTTCTTCAATTTTAATTTCTCCACGACTTGCTCTCATTTTGAATCCTCCTTTTACTAAATATATATAAAAATATGACAGATACATTTAAGTAAGATTGTCCTATGAGAAGAACATCATTTTTGAAATATCTCTGCCTTTTCGTTTCTTTTTTCTATCCTCTTCTTGTTTAATATAATATAATCCATATATAAAAGCAGAAAATTTATCTTTCTTAATACTTTTTGAAGATTGTTTTAAAATAATATTTACACCTTCATTATCTTCAATAAGATTTAACATTTGTTCTCTTAAAATTCCTGTTAAAATAAATGGTCTTAAATATTCATTTCTTTGGTCTAAACTCATATTTTGTCCTACTTTAGTTCCCATTAATTTACTCTTTGCAGTTGCTTCATCTATTAAGAATTTAACTTTACCACTAGACATTTGAGTTTGTGCATATGTATATGCTTCAGTATTAATTGGAGCATTTGCTTTAATTAAATACATAGCATCTTTTTCCATATCATCACTCTTATATTTTTTATATGTAGCTAAAGTATCTTCCGCAGTTCCACCGCTAACTCCGAATGGAGGAAGAGTTTCTCCCGTATCAGGATCAACTTGCGCTTTTATCATCCAGTCAACTAAACCAACACCAAGACCATTTGCATCTATAGCTATTTGTCTTGCTTTATATTTATAATAAAGTTTTTTAATATGTATAGCTTGATATTCAAAATCTTCAGCATCAAAAGTAACAATATTAACAAGACTTTTAAGTGCTGTACCTTGAGGTTGTGGAGTTACTTTAAAAATACATACTTCAGAAGTACATCCAATACGACCAACATCGACTCCCAATACATAATATGCTGATTTAGAACTTCTTCCACTATATTCATATTCCGGCAGATTAAGTACTCTATGCTTATCAAACTTCTCCGATGAATAAAATGCATTTTCTGCATCTCCGGTCCATTTAGAACAATATTCACGCTCAAATGAATCTTCATTAAAAGTACCAGCTAATTTTAATTGCTCAACGAAATCTTCATCCAACAGACCTTCTGTAATAGGAGTTTTATATGTACCTCCAATAATCATTACATCATCTGGGTCTATAATTGATTGTATCAATAATTCTATTAATTTTTGATATGCAAAAGTATTTTTATATCCAGCAGTAGTTATATAAACTTGTGATTTGTTTACAGTTTCTTCTTTATGTCTTGTTCCATCTGGCAGTAAACGATTTACGTTTGTAGTAGGAATAATAATTTCATTTAATGCAGTTTGGTCAATTAATACACATTCCTCCATAAGTCCGCCAGTTCTACGCTGACCTCTAGAAGTTTCTCTTGCCGCAAGAATGTTTATTTTTGAACCATTTTTAAATACATAATTAACATTATCTTTAGATTTTTGTGATACACCTCTATTCCAATTTATTTCATTATGAAATGCTGGAATTAACTTACAAATTTCTTCTATCTTTGCTACTGTAATACTTGCCGCCTGCTCTTTACCTCCAGTAGTAACGAAAAGTTCTGCTCCTGGGTATAAAATACATCTTAACATTAATACCATCATAGATAAAAATGATTTAGAATAAGCACGTGGAAAAGTAGCATAGACATACTTATGACGCATAACAATTCTAATAAAGACTCTTTGATAAAAATAAAAATGAAAGGTGCTGTTTTCTCCTTTCATAAAATCAACTAATAAATCAGGATATTCTCTATAAAAAGCAACAAGATTTCTGAGGTTAGGTACCTGCGCCGCAAGTCTATCCTCAGATAATCCAATCTTATTACCTTCTTGAGAAGAGGATAGTTCTAATAAATCTGCTAAAGCCATAATTATTCCTCCTCTTCAGAAATATTTGAATAAAACATTTCATCCATTTCTTTTTGTTTTTGTTGAAATTCTGCATAATCAACATGGTCTTCATCTTCTATTTCTACATTTTCAAGACCTTTAGCTTTTGCTAATTCTTCATCTCTCTTTTTAGCATCTGCACTTTCTCTATTTCTTAAATAATCTTCAATTTGGCGCGCTAATGAAGTGTCCTCATAAACCAATGATTTATTATAATCTTTCATATCTTTAATAACAGTGTCAATAATATCATAATCTACATCAATCTTCATTCTTGGAATAACACCGCCAACTTTTTCACAATAGGCAACCATAGTTCCGATACAGTCTACGAAATCCGCTTTATCCTCTTTATTTTGAGCAGCTGTAAATTTTGCAGTTTTTCTAAGTCCTTCTTGTGAACGCATTAGTTTTTGAAATCCATCAATATCTCCACAGTCAATAGCTTGGTCTGCTTTTAAGTTTGCTTTACATAAAAACATTAAAGTTTTTTCACTATCCGCATCTTGAATATCAAAAGATTTTTTCATATCTGAATAATTTTTTTCAAGAGCAATCCATTCAGAAGGTTTATAATTTCTTCCCCATTTCATAGCTAAATAGATTTTATCTTCTTTTGTTAATTCTGCTGCTGGGTCTGGCAATTCAGCCTCATCAATAAACTGAGTTTCATCAAAAGCATTAAAACCATTCGGTCCAGTAATAGGATTACCTGTTACAGGACTTAAATTTGAACCTTCATCATATAATATTTCAGTATTTACAAAAGTTTTATATTCAGTCTCTGTAATTTCTCCAGCTTCAAACGCCGCCTTTAATTCAATATTTCTACTTTTACTCTTTTCTGCGGCTTCTGCTCTTGCTTCTTTTCTCTCTTCTGCTATCCGCTCAGTATCCGCCCACGTTAATTCTCTCCATTGCTTTAATTTCATTTTAGAAAGATATTTACCAAAAATAGCCATATGACTAAATTTCTTAGGGTCTTTAGCCCACGCTTTATCTCTTAAAACATTCCATTCTTCTTCTATATAAGGAACATCACATTCTTTTAACGCCCATAAGAATGTATTTGTATCAAAAGCATCCATATGCATTGTATAACATTTTTTACATAATGGCATTTTACTTCCATCTTTATATTGGTAAAAATTATCTTCATCTATTTTTTTGCCACATTTATCGCATAATTTCATTATACCTGAAGCCATAATTTTTCACTCCTTTCTTTTAACTATAAATTAAGAATTATCTATTTATTTATTCTTGTCCTTTGTTTTTGCATTTCGACAACATTTACAAATAGAATACCATCCATCTTTGCTAGTTTTATTCTTTGAAAAGAATTTATTATGACCTAATTTAACTTGTCCACAACGTGAACATCTTTTCCAATAGCCGCGCTCTTTATAAGTATAATACCAAAGTAAATAATCTTCTTCTGCCTTTTCCGCAATTAACTTAGGTATCTTATTGCGCCATAATGAAGATATATATTCTAAAGAATATGTAATATTATAATCTCTTTGAATTAATCTTTGAATTTCAATATTTTGTTTTCCATCTATTTTATACAACAGTAAATCAGCATAAAGAGGATAATCTTTCAACGCCGCCTCTGTTAAATTATCTAAATCTTCCATTAAATAATAAACATCACTTGTAAATCTACCATAACATTCTTGTTTAATATTGGAATAATTGCATAATAATGCAGAAATATGCTTTGGATTGAATAATGATACGAGACCATCACTAATAGGTTTACCTTCTTCGTTAATTGTAATATTTTCATCTAAATCTAATTTTGCAAAACTTTTAACTATATTTGTACTATATGATGGTTGTCTATAAGAATTTTTGATAACATATTGGTCTTGTCGCATTTCAATAAGTTGCTTTTTTAGTAAATATTTTCTTTTTCCAGTAGCTTTTTTTATTTCTTCTTCTATTTTTTCTATTTCAGCCCTTAACTCGCGCAGAGGCTCAATTTCCGCCAAGTCCGCCTCTGTAATAGAAACTTTAGGTTGGAAAATAATATTTTTATCATTGGTAATCATATTATAGAGGCCATCTTCCCCATTTTCAAGCTTTCCGACAAGTCCTTCATAGGAAGTCTCTCTTTTATTAACAGTTACCATTCTATTGTCTGTTAATATCTTTTTTTGCTTTCTTTCTTCTTTATCCATTGCAAATATGATATAATCAGTTAAAATTTCTAGGTATCTATTAGTAAGCTTTTCTGGAGGAGTTTGTGCCACTATTTTTTTAACTAACTCGTTGCGCTCTTCCGGAGTTTGTAAAAAATAATCAAGCTTTAAAGGTGCATTCTCGCCACTTTCCGCCATTTCGCGCGCTTCAAGTAATTCATCATCTATTGTGCTATCATTGTCACAATCTTCTGTTTTAAACTCGTCCATTTCGGCTCTCCTTTCTTTTATCTTACTTATATTATAACAAAAATTTTTGATTTTGTCAAACCCGTTTAAAATACATTATTTGATTTTAATAAAAATTTTTGTTATAATATAATTATAAATAGAAATAAAAGGAGATTATTAATGAAAACTATTTATAAATATGGTATTAATGCAGGTTTTACATTTTTAAAATTACCGCGGGGAGCTCGAATATTCTCCGTAAATTACGATCCACAGGGAATATTATCTGCATGGGCCGCAGTTGACACAGAAGAGGAAATAATAGAAACTCATACTTTATATTTAACTGGCACAGGATGGCCTCTTGAAGAATTAGATGGTTATAATTATCGCTTTATCGATACCGCTATTGATGAAGCGAATGGATTAGTTTGGCATATTTTTGAAGTGGAGGAACAAAAATGATTTATAATTATATTGCAAGTTTTATAGGATGTATTATTGGATGTATTATTGGTAACAAGATTGCTGATAAGACTTTAAATAGAAAAGGAGGATGCTGCTGTGGACAATATCAAACCGCTACTAAGACAGATAGAGAAGGAAACAAATAGTTTAACTAATCATATTCTTTATCTTGAAACAGAAAATAAATTATTGCGGGATTCCGCATATAAAGATTTGGAATTAAGTAGAATGAAGGAAGAGCGCGATGAGGCACGTAGACTGCTATATCAAGGTTTTGCTATTGAGGATAGCGAAAAAAAAAGAATTGACGAATGGATTCAGCAACATAAAGAAAAACATAATGGTAAATATAGTAGTTGTTATCATTATATTTTTACACCTACTGGAATTGGCATAGCTGGTAGTGTTCAATGCGCGGATTGCAAAGAAACATATGAATTTAGTGATTTTAATAATTGGTAGGTCGAAAAACAAGAAATATGTAGAATATGAAAAGGAGATTTCCGCATGATTACTAAAATAGTAATTATAATTTCATTTATTATAGCTTTTATTTTATTGATAATATCATTTATATATCAAGAAGAAGGAATTATAATTAAAATAATTTTTAGTTTTGCAATGTTTATTTTAGGATTTTTATTAAGTTTTATAATTATTGCCTTTATTATAAATATAGTTGCCACTTCTAGAGGAAATTATGTAATTATTTCAACGCAACAGCTTAAGACTATTGGCATAGATGAAGATTTACACAGTAGTTTCTTTTTAGGCTGTGGAAGTATTAATTCTGAAGATAAAATTATTTATATTACAAAAGTTGATAATTTAGGCTATAAAATGCAAGAGGTAGACATCGATAAATGCTATATTATAGAAGAAAATATTGAGCAACCCTATTTAGAAATATCTAAGATTAAGTGGCGGGATTGGGTTGTTACATCTAAAGACAGATATATTTTTCATATCCCACCTAATAGCATAAAAGAAAATTACGAGGTGAATATAAATGATTAGAATAAGAAGAAATCCTTTACCAAGTCCTAAAAAGATTATAAAGCGCGGATTTTATGAAATAATGTGTGGAGCTTCGCAAAGAGATTATGGTAAGTATATTGGTTTAGATAATAAAAAGAAAAAGAAAGGTAAAATTTTATAGAAAAACGGTGGTTGTATAGGTCGTGTAGATATTTAAAGGAGAGAAATGAGATTTTCTCTTCTTTTTTGTTTTCCTGAAATTATTGGGATGATTGGTTTTGATGATTTTGAGATTTTGAAAAATTATTTGGTCAAAGAGTTGACGTGGTAATATGTGATTTCATTTTCAATCTGGCAATTTTCCCAAAATACCCACCCCCCAGTAATCTTTATCAAAACGATTTTCTTTTTTATCTCAGGACGATACGCTGCTACATAGCCGTAGAGAGGTCTCTCGAGCAGCATTACAGTCACACGCACACCCCCTACAAAGAGACAGACATACAGCCTCACACACTCATGCGCACGTACACACGCACGCATAGACACACACATACATATAATATATATACAAGCAATAGATGTATGTACTATATATATGTATTATTATAATACGTGCAGTGATAGTGTATAGTAGTAGTATAGTAATATATATACTATACATAGTAAGAGACATACAGTACAATAGTATAATAGTATGTATAGTAGTAGTAATACTATGCTATCTATACACTCTATAGATAATGCTGCATAGGCGCGCTTACTGTCGATGCGCGCCTGCTTCTACTATGTCTATACACCTGCAACTTTTTACTTGCGACAGAGAGCCTCACTCTATGAGTGCCACACTCCCATAACTACACCTACATAATAATACTACAATTTAGCACTCACTACGCTACAGTGCTAACAATACACAAGGCTGCTGCCTACCCCTCAGAGAGAGCGAGCCCCGCAGAGACACAGTAGATAGATAGAGAGATACATACACACAATAGATAGAACATACAATAAAACGCTTGACAACACAATGACTATGTGTTATACTATGTATAACAACAAAGAAAGGCTACTCTAACAAAGGTAGAAGGGTATGATACTATGAAGATACTTGCTATACTTATAATGATGATGATGTCTATACACAACAATACAACAGACTATCATCGTTACGCAACAACAACAGTAGTAACAGAGATAGACTATGCTACTGATACTGTAATCTGTGAGGATAGTAATGGCTATGAGTGGGCATTCTATGGTGTAGAAGATTGGTGCATTGGGGATGTATGTAGTATGGTAATGTGCGACAATGGTACACCATCTATACTTGATGATACAATAGAGAGTGTAAAATACAGTTGCTATGTAATACAGTAAATGCGGCGAGGCAGGTCTACAGCAGACTAAGGGCTTGCTGTAGCCCTACACACTCACGCACACATAGTACTATGTAGTACACATACATACACACTATACACACATTCACTAAGAGCGCAGAACCACAGCCTTATGTGGCAGAGAGGCTGAGCGCCGCACTACACACAGCACGCACGCACATACATAGTACATACTATGTGTTATCGTGTACATCGCACACGAACGCGTGCTTCCCTAACTATTATACCACAGGGTTTTGCAGTTTGTCAAGACTTTTTTTTACTTTTTTTCAAAAAATTTTTTTATCCTAAAAGTAAAAAAAAGGTATTGACAAATAGCCTTAGGTATTGTATAATAAATACATAAGGTAAAGAAAAGAGAGGTCCAAAAATATGAGTATAATAGATTTAATTGATGAGGCACTTGTTAACAACGACATAGAAGAACTTGAGCGCTTGCTTGCTTGTTGGGATGCTTGCGATTTTTAATGCTTAAAGAAAAAAGTATTGACAAAGTAATACGAAAATGTTATAATAATTATAGAAAGTGAAAGAGAGGTAGCGAAAAATGTTAGTATCTTTATTTAAAATTGAGAGTTTAGCTTGGTGTCCAATAGTTGGGATAATAATGATTGCAGCAATGTGCTTGCATTTTATGCTAATGTTAGTTTACGCAATAATAGCAGAATGTTATGAGTTGCCAATGCCACTCGATAATAGTTATTTAATTGGTAAGATAAACAGTATAATAATGATGATTTTAAGTATTGGCGGATTGATATTTTTTATTATTTAACACTTGACAAATAATAAACTTGATATTATAATAAATACATAAAATAAAAAAGAGAGGTAAAACCAAATGGGAAAGATAAAAATGACTATCAAGATTGAACAGAAAACAATAATGCCAAAGTACAATCCACATCAAACAGGTTATGGTGTACATACTTCTGACAAGTATAAGGATAGAAA